GATGAATTTTACTTTAGGCGGAGGTGTAAAGGGTATCGCCCCTCCTCCTGTTACAAATGGAACCTTGAAAGGCAGTTCTGAATTAGAGACAATGCGTTTCACGCTTCGTAAGGCGTGGAATGGCCCCTCTGCTGCCCGCAATTATGGAGGCCGTGTCCCAGCCGCCACCCCTTTTCGCGTTGTGAATAACGCCGGTGATTATCTGTCTCGTGAGTATTACACCTCCGGTGGTTCAAACCAGGTTACAAGCGCGAAGCAGAGTATCACTTCCGGATGGCGTGGTTTAGCAGGTGGTGTCCACACTAGCGATGATGGAACTGGTATCCCATCTGCCACTTGCAACACCAAGTTCGTTTATGATGGATCGGATTATACTCGATTCCGTAAGCAGATGGCCATAAATCGCAATTACAATGACGCCGGATTCGGCGGTGCCAACAACGCTGCTCAGTCAGCTATTCGTGCCATTCGGAGGTAATCCATACAGATTGTCAAATCATATAATAATACACGCATAGCGTAATATTATATAGGAATATACTAATACAATCATTCGCTCCTATGGCTACAACAAACCCTCGCACTATCAATATGCCCGAACAATTCGGACCGTCTGCTGCGGACACGTTATTCGCGATGAATCGCGCGTCTTATTTACGCACCGCTGGTGCCGTTGGTGCGGATGATACCAAATATAACGCGATTCTGAATAAAAAGACGAAAATCTATGCTTCCACAGATTCTTCATCGTATATCCAATCCCGCCGGATTCATTCCATCGGATATAGTTCTACACGCGCTCCTTTAGGCGATACTTTGACATTCAAAAGTCCAGTTCTTCAGGTTCAAAAGGACGCACTTCGCCGTTGTCGTTCTGGCGGTTGTGTTGCTCCAGCCAAAAAAGGTGCAAACCATTCGTTTCATTCTGGGCGATAATCCATTTAGCATAAATCTTTTTTTATTAAATTATTGTATAACACGCAAATTTCGTAATGTTGAACAAGTATTTAGTCGAGTTCCTCGGAACTGTCTTTTTCCTTTATGTCATCATCGCTACTGGTAATGCCATCGCGATCGGTGCTGCCTTAGCGGTTGCCATCATGCTCGGAGGCCACATTTCCGGTGGACACTTCAACCCCGCCGTTTCGGTTATGATGGCGGTGGCTGGCAAGATCACCATGGCGGATGCTCTTCCTTACATCCTTGCCCAGGTTGCCGGTGGTCTCGTCGCTCTTGAGCTCCACAAGCGCATCAAGTTTTAATTCTATATACAAGAATGTAATATAATATCACTCTGATAGAAGTGCTACTATAGTTATTTTTAATATTATAAAATTGGTATATTATAATAGAATAGGATACAGTTTAGCAGATATGCCCAGTATTTCTAATATAACGAATCAATATGCAAAAATGAAACAGAAAGGAGGAGGGTTGTTTGGTGACGATACACCTGCTGAAAAAAAACCGGCAACAGAAACACCGGCAGCTCCAGAAGAGCCGTCAATTTTCGATAAATTTACGAATGCCTTGAAGGGTAATCCAGCTCCAGCAGACGCTGCAAATGGTGAAGCAGCTGCTGCCGCCCCTGCTCCTGCTGCCGCTTCTGACGCCAGTGCAGCTTCTACTACCGAAGAAGAACCTTCTGAAAATAAATCTGCCTTGGATAAAATTAAGGGATTTTTTACAGGCGATAAAAAGGAAGGTGAAGACGAAAGCGGCAGCGAAACCGAAACCGAAAGCGAAGCGGATGAAACTGAAGAAGCGGCGGCGGCGGCGGCACCGGTAGCGCCTGTTGCAGCAGCAGCAGCAGCAGCAGCAGCAACTGTTCCAAACGACAGCGACAGCGATAGTGGTAGCGAAAGTGGTGCAAGCGTGAGTGAAAGCGAAGACGAAAACGATGATGCAGACTTTGAAAAGTTTTCACAAGAGATTCAAACACTTCGTGCAAAATATGACAAATTGAAGGAGGAGAATCGACAGTTGAAATCGGAGAAGAAAGATACCTTGAATGAAAAGAAAGACAACAGTGAATTTTCGAAGATCATTGCGTCATTTTTCGCAATTGAAGGATCCGTTGCACAGTTGAAACTTTCTTTGAAAAAACATGCCGACCAAAATGGGTTTCCAGTAGACGGTTTAGGATTAGATGATGCTATAACTGGAGCTGCGTCGGCTGCACCTGAAACCACCACCGCAGAACCAGCTCCCGTGGAAGCTGCGCCTGCTCCTGCGCCAGTACAAGCGGAAGAAGAAAACGGAATGAATGCAGCGGCAGTCGCTGCTGGTACGGGCGCTCTTGCAGCTACAGCTTTAGCAGCAGATCAACTTACGAGTGGTGAAAACGCTGAATCTGTGGATGCAGCCGCTGCCACAAGTGAAGTCGCGCCTGAACAACCAGCACCCGATGCTTCAGCAGCGACTATACCTGAAGTAGACATAAGTTCTGAATCTGGTTCTGAATCAGGAGAATCTGATATTGAAGAGATTCCAGTGAACCAAGATGAATCTACCATGCCAGTTGATGGATCCGCTGTTGCATCAGAGGCACCACTGCCAGGTGCAGAATCTATGGCATCGGCACCAGGAACTGAATTGGCGTCGGCACCGGCAGAAGCACCGGCACAAGGAGAAGCCACTACTACCCCTGCAGCAGGAACAGAACCCAACGCGTTATTCAGTGGTGGAAAAAACCATTACTTGCAGAGCTTAAAGAAGAACAAAACACACCGTCATCACAAACGTCGCAATCGTCATCAGACCCTACGTAAATAAACGGTTAAACGATGAAAAGCCACGATGATACCACATGAAGACACGAGAACCTCGCCTCGTGTCTTCATATTTTTACTTTTTTTTCATGTATAGTATCCGGTATAATACATACAATAGAATTGCAGTAATACTGTAATAATACACTTGTGATAATGGATCACCGCTAATATCGGAAAGGTCTTCGTTACTGCTGTTTTCATTACGTTCCAACAATTTCGATAGTTTCATAATCATTTCATCGTACAATGATGGTTCATCCTCCTCATGTTGGATTGTCATTGCGTGATTATAAAATGAGCCAACATTATTATTATGTTGTTGAAGAATGTCCTTCGCATTCAATGGTTTATCATCTTCCGCGTCATTTTTTTCATCTTTGTTACGACTATGTCGTTGAAATTTGTCATATTGTAATCCGGATGTCATCGGAGATGATTTTGTCGCGGACATATTGTAACTTAAAGGACTACGGTGCGTTGTCTGGTATGCGACTCCAGAAGATCCAGCTAAACTTGCCATATCATCAAAACCATCACGATTCGCTTTCGGGCATCTTCTTCCAGAAGCAGGATTGTACCCACCTGGGAACCAACACGGGTTCATTTCGACCATTTCAACAAGCGCAATATGACGTCTCTCGCTTCCTTTAACGTTGTCATTATTCACAGTTTGTAATGTAACTTCTGCGCAATCTGGGTAGGTTCCTGCAGTGAACCCTTTGAATAGTTGCACAGGGTTTAAAGCACCTAAATTCCCAAGTGCACCAGGAATAAGACCACGAAGATCATCAAATGTCTGTCCATCTGATCCGCTTGCAATAAATGGAATCGTTCCATCCGGTATATTGTTTACATAGATCCATCGTTGCACTCTCTTCTTTTCACCTTCGCGTTTTTTTTCACGCTCTGTCTTCTGTTCATTCAGCGCATTTTTCAGTTTTGTAGCTTGATCTGCTGTGATCTGTTTTGCACCCTCCTTATTATCAACTTCTTCGTATTCTTTTTCCCACGCAGCATCTTCGTCACGTTCTTTCTTCCATTTTTCGGCAGTTGTTTCGCTACATTGTCCAGTTGTTTTCAAAAAGAATTTATTTCCAAGAGGCTTTCCAGTAACACTTGCATTACCTGATCCTGATATAAGAACTTCAACATATGAAAGAAGACCGTCTACATTTGTAGCCAATGCGCTAAGAGAAAATCCCGGCGACATTCCCATAGCGGACGGCTGTTTAATACTTTTCCAGTAATCATATGATGGTCCTAATAATGATGACATTGTATATCGATACTACTAATTATTAGTGAGAATAAATTATATTATGAGTTACTATTATCAAATTGTTATATTGACCTGTCCACCAGGTGAAAGTGTTTTATTCAAATCCTCCACCTGTTTTCCTAATTCTGTTAATTTACTTTCGGTTTCTTTCACGGCTTCCGTTTGTTCTTTTACAGCCTCTACATATTTAGAGAGGTCATTTATTTTGCCTTTCAATTCGATATATTGTCCGCAATCTGTACCACATGCAGACTTCTTACTCTTTTCATAACCATCTTTATCTGAACTGGTATACTGTCCTGATTTATTTTTAGCGTTTCCGTCACTTGAGTTTGTTTCATCCTCTTTATCCTCATTCGATGACATACCTTCTACTGCTTTACGAAATATAGCTGCATCAGACATATATTCAATGTCGTCATTTTTCTTCTTAGAAGAGATAGGAGTAAACAAATGTTTCCAGTAAGAATGCCCAAATATTCTTTCACCGTTGAATAGTAACAATATCAATAGACCTGAAACAATCAATACTGCTGCAACAATGAATGCCTGATATTTTATAATAGGGTGTGATTCTGTATCATTCACAAATTGTACAACATTTGACCTAAATATAGAATCGTTTATATCGCCGCTATCAGCGTGTATAAAAGCGTGGAAAATCATAGTAGTCTTTACATTTTACTATTATTTTATGCTAGCGGATAATTACGTTTCGACTATTTTTTTTTACTCATGTCTTCTATGCTTTTTTTCATAGTTTCAATTGTTATGTGCTGTTTCTTAATTGTTTCATTATTGGCTTGAATATCTTTCTGAAGTCTGGCAGCACTTTCGATTAAACTTGTTAATCGTTTTTGAAGAGCAGCTACAGCATTACATTCTGTCGGGCAACTGCCGCCACTGCCGCCGCCTTCATCACTATTTTTCATTCCTTCTCGAACCGTAGTGTCAGCTCCACCGATCCCATGACGTTTTCGTATATTATCTCGCACATTTAGATAAACGCCCTTGATCACATTTCGAAACGTAATATCTAATATTGCAATCAATGCACCGATCAATAATAAAATTGTGAAGTTCGAAAGATTTTTGGTGTAAAATTCAATATATTCAAACATGATAATCTCTTATAAATTATCTATACGATAATTATTTGTATATGTTATGTATACATATATAATCAATGAGTAAATCATTTGTTTCATGGCCTCTCAATTTTAGAACAATGCGGGTAGCGATACGCTCTACAAAACAGTCCACCACGCGAAGTGTATATCCAGGGTATTCTCGACCAGCTGAGAACGGACCTTCAAGCGATGCAAATCCTCTCAATGATTTCGGCAGAGATACGAAGTGTTGTTCATTTCCTGAAACCAAGGCAGTAATTAAGAACTTCAAGTTCAATGCTCGCCCTATTAAGCATTGGCGTAAAAGCCTCATGCCATCATCATCGAATAAGTCTCGTCCCACAATCGGGTTTATTGATCGCCCTGGTGGTATTGTTTTTAGAGGGACATCGTGTGGTTGTGATGCAGGTGTAGCATCAAAGCAAAACTACGTCGTCGAAGATATCCGGCGCCCCTTTTTGAAAGAATGCATCCCTGATGAAATTATACAGAATCCCGGTTATAAACAGATCGGAGTTCCAGGTGAACCCGGGTCTTATCAAATCAATACCGGGATTTATGAAACGAAAAATCTCTCGTTCAATTCGAAAAAACGTATCATCCGAAGTGGAAATACGAATGTAAGTCGCGCATATCATACCAATACTGCATCGTATCTTCAGGCAAGATGTCGTACCTATCAACAACAGCAAACATTTTCGAAGATGTCTGGAACACCGAATCAGTATGTTCTTCCAGATGGAACACCTGCAAACCCGAGTGATTCCAAGACTGGATCGCAGGTTTATTATTCCACGAATTGCGGCAATGCTGAGAGAATTTACCCTGATGCAGGAGACCGTGCAAAATGCCGCGCAACTGTGATCCATAAACCGAATAATACCAAATATGGCGTCCAAGGCGCAGTATCTGCCGGAACACGGCTCGAGAGATTAAAGTTGGATACAATCACAAAGAATGGCGCTTCATTTAAAACCGCATATGGTGTTGCTGCCGGAAATGCTGGACAGTATCACGGTGATTCTATGGGTGCACCATACTTCATTAAGAGCAAGATATTCAAACCAGATTGTAACTTGTATAACCGAGCAGTGAAACGTCCTCATCTCAAATGTTAGCAAAATAATAAGAAGTCCACTGTATTTTCTCACGAGTATATAGCTAGTGATACAATACACATTCATTCATGACGCGTCATCATATCAAAACACGCAAACGTCGTCATGGAATACGTAACCAAACACATCACAACAGAAAAACAACGCATAACGACGATAAGTCACTTCGTGTCAATAACTTCTTCTTATGGGCAAATAAAAAGTGGTTGAATGAAGTCCCGAAAACTCTTCCGAGAGAATTAAAGTATATTCGTCCTTTAGACAATTTTAAATTAATACAAGACGAAATCTATCAGAATGTTCTTACAATGCTGCATGAGTATACCCGTAACAATACAACAACGGTCCATCAAATGAAAAATATTATAGCGTCTTTTCGGGATTTACATCCAAAACCGATCCTTCGTCATATCTCCGAATTTTGTAAATTATACAATGAACTTGTACAAGAAAATAACCTATTCAAGTTTCTTGGGGTCATGAACCAATATGAAATGGTGAGTTGGGCTCTTCCGATTGTGTGGAATGTATACCCAGATGAATACACACCTGGTAAATTATCACCACATATCTGCGGACCATCATTATCATTATACGATTACAGATTTTATTTAAATGATTCCATCATTGAGAAACATATGCGCGGAGTTCGGCTGAATGTAAGCAATACTTCAGTTGTCCGTCAAGATCAGATTGGAGGAGGCGGAAGTAACAACGACAAAGACGGCCCAGAAACCAATACGATTGAATACATCAAATACAAGCATCGAATAACTGCTGCATTCATGAAGTTTATTGACGATGTTTTTACAAAATGCCTAGGCAAAGATTACGAAAAAACCCATAATATCAAAGCGCAGGATGTGTATGACACCGAATGTCTTCTTATGCAGCATATGAATAAATTGGATACACGATTCGACGATAATTATGCAGATATTTATAACACAGCAAAACATCCCGATAAGCCGCCACATCTCTCGGAACACAAGAAACCGAAAGAGGATAAACATCGTCATTGTGATTGTGGCGCGTATGACAGTAACAGTAACGATGATGATATAAATGAACGACTCAAATCACCGCATTACCGTCATAATATTCGCGGTTCAACGCGCATTCTAACGCGTGATGCAATGTCTCTCACCGATATTGACTGGGCTGAACTCGCGAAGTGGATTGGATATCCCGCAGATCAGTCACCGCCTTCGTATTTTATTGCGTTTCAAGTCGGATACTTGAAATCGATCATGACATGTCTTAAAAAGGAATGGGCGTCGGATAAATGGAAAAGCTATTGGTACTTTATTTATATGCGTCAGCTCATCTGTTTTCACGACAAATGGCGTGATATCTACCTCGACTTCAATGATGCGCTTATTCGCGGAAAGGATACACACTTTCCGCGAGAATATTTTCCAATCATTGGACTCGCGTATACATTTCCGAAAACAATGTCAGAAGAGTTCACTCGACGATACAAAAATGAAGAAATGATATCGAAAGTTCGAGAGATTGGAAATACGATACTAGAGCGCTATAAGGATCGTATCCAAAAGAATACATGGATGTCCGCGTATACCAAGAAGGGTGCGCTTAAGAAACTGAATACATTGAAGCTGAATATTGGTGAGGCAAATCTCTCGGCACCTGATCCAACAAACTTGGACTACGATCCGAAAGATGCATGGGGGAACTTGAAGAAACGAAGTGTTCAGCGTTGCTTATATATTGCAAAACATCATACATCATCCAATGGTAAATTATCTGCAAACGACCTTGATCTTATGAACTGGGGCACGATGAAACTGGTTGGGTATCAATCATTCGTTGTTAACGCATATTATACACCGAATTCAAATAGCATCTATATCCCGACTGCGTATATGCATAGTATGAATGTACAATTTGGGCGTGGGTATGAATACGATTTGGCCTCTGTTGGATTCACATTCGGTCATGAAATATCCCACTCGCTTCATGTGTCGTCCCGAGTATACGATCATCGTGGCGTCATTAAAAACTGGTGGACACGTGATGACATTTCGACATACGAACGTAAAATAGCGGCGATCCGTAAGCAATATGAATTAGTATCCAAAAAAGACGGGTTTGTCATTGACGGAAATCTCTCGTTACCTGAAAATCTAGCGGACGTTACTGGCATATCTGTATGCGAAGATGCGTTGACGCAATTTCACGAGAAATCAAAAGATGACATGAACGAACATCTTCGAAAAATATCATTCAACAATTTTTATACGTATTACGCAATTCAGAGTCGTCAATATGCGAACCGCCGCGAAATTCTCGTTCAGGTTCTAACCAACCCTCACCTTAACCTAAAAATACGAACAAACGTTCCATTGATGCGGAGTAAGACCTTTCGTGATGTCGTTGAAATCAAGAAAGGCGATAAAATGTACAATGACGATTTTGATACAGTGTTTTAGGCGTCATTTATGACAATAAAATAGGTATAAAACTCCTAGTTTATTGTATCTTATTGTAATAAATGGGAACGACGATGTCAATGGATCTAAGCGGTACCATAATTGAAGATCCTCTCTCTACAAACCCGAGCGAAACTACGACGACTATGGCAACCGCTACGGGTGCCGTGTCATTTGAAGACAAACTGCGTCAAGAAGTGATACTAATTCCAGAAGATATACAAGATATTCATATTCAGGCATCCGCCAACACGGATAATGCTGACCTCACTAGTTCATCAACTATAACTAGTGTCGTTGGAGAGAACATACCCCTTGAAGATAATACACGCTACGGTAAAGGAAAACACTGGAAAAAGAATTTGAAGAAAAAACAGGCTGCGATGAATACGGTTCCAATTCAGACGGAACGCACAATTGAACAACGCCGCGAACAAGTTCGGCCAATTGTTGATAAACTCACCGAACTTCAAATGAACGTTTCTTATCCCGCTATTCGCGAATTATATCGACAGCTGAGTCATTTTGTCAAGACAGGCGAAGATGCAAAGATCAAAATTCCGTTTCCAGAATTCTCTCGTAGAATAAAAGGCGAACTATCAAATGCGCCGTATATTCCATGTTGGGTAAAATTGGAGATGGAGTAGATCGACCTATTATTATATTACAATACTTCGGGGGGAATTATTTATTATATTTATATGTTTTCTTTTTGTTATATTTTCTGTATGATTTCCTCCTTGAACGATATGAACGCTTTTTACGTCGGTTTGTCCGTTTTATGCTTAAGGAAGTAATAGTATTTCGTTTAGTACCGCCTTTATGATCTATTTGTAGAGGTAATTCATATAAAGGTTCAAGAATCAGGGAAAATGGAATATTTAATAATGTGATAAGATTAAAATAAATCTGATAACCATGTGCATTGGTAATATGTACCCATACATTAATTGCGTGGTAAGATGGATAAATGTATTTTAATATATTATCAATTAAAACATAAATATATAAGTAATTGTACGGGGTGTAATATCTACTATATGTAATAGATCTAAAGTCAGGTTTTAATGGTGTTATTGTAAGTGTTGGTGGTAGAATTAATGGTTTAATTAGGCCATGAGGTAGCAAATCAATTAATTCCTTAACTGGGGCATGACTTCCATCTAAAAGCCACTTTTCTATTCTTTCTATTAGATCTTTATCAATATATATTACTACTGAGCATGATCTATCGTCGGCATTTGCCATTATAAGTTGTTTAATTTGTGAAATTTGCGGTGCATATCCTACCATAGTTATGTTACCACGGTCATCTATCGTTTCATCTATGAGCTTAATAGATATTAATCGTTTAAATAAATCAAGTAATAGCATTTCATCAAACCCCATTATTAAATTTTCGGTTACAGAACGATTGAATTCTAGATTAGTAAGCTTGTGTAAAAATGATCTAAAATTAAATAACACAGGCCGAGGATTTCCACTGATAATTGCAGTTATTGTAGTATGTGTAGTAGGAAACTCATAATGATCTTTCTTATAATCTTCATCACTAACAGTATCATCATCAGGAATTGGTATCAATCTACCTCCACCAAGCCTTAATTTTTGTATCACGCTCGTTCTTTCATCGCCCGTAATTTCTGGTGGAATGAAGTAATTCACAACTCTATCTATAAAACTCTTAAATGGGAGGTGTTTCGTGGTTTCCTCCTTCTGCATGCTTGTATAAATATCTCGGATCTGGCCAAATTCCTTTAACGATTTATTTAGTTCTTCTATGGTTCTTTCGTAAAATTCTTTTTTGAGTTTTATTATTGTACCAAACCCACCGGCAAGTAAATCGTAAATATTTTGATGATTAAGAAAATAATATCGACGTAGTATACTTTTAAATACATATAGCCACGATGAATAAGATGAAAATAATGGTTGAATGTTACTGGAAGGAAGTTGATTTACTTCTATATATTCAGGTAAATAAAACAACATATTTGGTGAGTTAGACCAGAATTGTAAATTATGTAAAAGTAAATTTGAACATCCATCACCTTCGTGTGAAAAGAAAAAAGCCACCTCTGGGTCAACTAACGGTAAAAATCGTGTTGTTCTGGTATGTTCAATTGGTATCTTTAACTTATCAGGTCCATCATCAAATCGATATAATTCAACTTGGGGACTCCTACAAATAGTTTCAAATGCTCGATGACCGAGTCTTATTGCTTCATCACCATCACCATCCAGTATTGCTTCATCACCATCCAGTTTTTGTTTTTTTTTACCTTCCAACGGTTTCAAAACAAAATCCATATATGTAAAAACAGACGAACCAATATATAATCTAATAACCCAATCGGGTAATAGTATGGATATATTTTTTATACTTCTTTCGATAGATAATAAAAATTTATTTGATATTTCTGAAGTGATGGGTTGTTTAAAATATAGAGTAAACGCTATAACATTACAGCATCCCGTCATTTCACCCCATTCAAAGTTTGAAAAAAAAACTTCATCATATTTGTCTCCTAATGCACGTTTTAGTGCTTCTTTATGTATGCTTCTATTTATTGTTTTATTGTATAAATCTTTTTTTTTATCGTTAACTAATGTACAACATTCAGTATAAGGATTCATACTCGTAAAGGCGCGATCCGTATTTGTGATCTTTATAAGTATTTATTATATAGCAACCTTTTAATACTATATAATAATTCACATCGAAAGCACTAAAACACAATATTGTCATCAATCCATTTTTTGATGCGAATATTCACTGGTTCCAGGATTTTATTCAACCCTTCAACGTAATTCATATAATATTGTGCGTCGTTCTGGATTTTCAGAAGTGTATGGTAAATAATCGTATAATCTTCCTGTGAATACAATTCTGTTATTTTTACAAATATAAGGTCAACATTCGTGTCAACAATACTGTCGATTGGAACATTCGCAACTGCACCGGCCGCGCCTGCATTCATCGGACGCAAAGGTGGTGACAGTGATGGACTCCTGATCTTAAGCGGAAATTGACGTGGTAGATCATTGTCGGATTCGCTATCTTCTTCTTTGCTACTAACAACTCCCCCGCTGTCATCCGTTCTACCCAAACGCCGCACCAACTCTGGATTATCCAGCATTCCTTTATACATTTGAAGTGTATGAAGAATATGTATCTTGTCGGATTGATTGTATGTTCGTGTCAGATTATTAATACCCGTCTTTGCAAGTTCATTTAAAAGCGCAAATAATGCGGCATTTTCGCCACCACTACCCGCAAGCACCGTCTTATAGAATTTGTTGAACCGAGAGAATACATTATACAAATAAAACACATCCTCCTTTTTGTCGTTATTGTACCACCGCCGCACATTTTGTGTATATCCCGGCGGCTGAACCGTGAGTATATTATTATGAATCGCTAATTTACTCCCAATTGGATAAAATGCAAGAAATCCAATTTGAAGTAATGCTTGAAGCGGTTCCAATATCGTCTCGAAACGTTCTCTCGGCTTTTTAAGTTGACCAGCGATAAATTGTAAAGTACTTTGCATACTCTGTATATTACCATACATTCTGATATATATTTAGACTGTTTTACTACATTCCAGACATGACACAACCGGTCGACCCGCTAGGCCCTACCATCACAACAGACGCAGTCGCCGTTAATAAAGATGGTGCAGCCGGCGTCCCAATAAACGATGTCCTGTTCAAAAATATATTTGTAGACTGAATCGACGCATGATGAATATGGTAAGGAATTTCATAGTGTTCACACCACGCAATACATTTATTTACGTTTGATTTCTTGTAATGATCCAATTTTTCAGTATTCCGGTGATTGGTGATGATGGATAAAGTTGACGTAATATTTTCGATTTGTTGAAAGCTGACCATTGCATTCATTTCTTCGATTTTGTTCAAAAAATAGAGGTCATGATCATTCGGAAGGATAGATATAATCTTATCTGGTGAAGATAATTTTGAAAATAATTTCGCAAATTGTTCGATAATTTTACTGGAATCGGTCAATTTGAACCCTTGACATATTACATATTTTTCAGAATTCGCGATTCGACTCGTATGTGGTTTCATAATAGATACACTATTATAGTAATAGCATAACAAATACAAAATATCCACGGTAGGTTTATGAAATACGTCGAATATTTTCAATATAAATGTTCCGCCTTGTTTTTGCATGGCGAGTGCATAGAATACTTCACATAATATAAGTTGCGATGCCATATTCTCTTGGTTATTAAAATCCACTGAAAAATCAAACCCTCCATCCGCGGTAATAATATTCATTTTATTTTGATATTTCGATGCACAATGCATGAAATTTTCGAGTGATATTAGATTTCCGGTTTTATCTGCACCGGTTTCAATGATTACGTTTGGGTGATTTTCAAGAAAAGCCCGGGTTTTTTTCCATCCAGGACAAATCGGATCATCATTGATCAACGTCATTCCATAGTATCTGTCATTCCCATATGTTACATTTGTAGTTCCATTACCGCCATCTTGCATTATTTTCTGATTTTCGAAGATTCGGCGCGATATTCTCAATTGTTCTAGATCTTTCATCACTTCATCGTGTAATTCGGTGTTGCGTTTTAAGATCTGAATACTAGACTCTGGTAGAATCGTGCTAGCAATACATGCAGGATTTGATGCAGTTGATCCATTACCATTACCATTCACACTTTCCTCTTTGAATGCGCGTATATACTCGAGGCCGCGTAAATAGGATATCGCTTCAATAAAACCACCAGGTCCTTCTGCTAGATGAAATGTGTTGATATTCATTTTGGTATCTGGTTTGGTTACAATCGTATCATTCAGTGGCGACAGAATTGTATGATTTTTCATGATCTCAATCATTTTATAGAATGAACGTGATAATGGGCGTAATTTACTTATGTTCGTCTTATTACCCGATATGTTGGTATGGATATATTCATACGGATTTGTAAACTTTTTAATATTATCCCATGCGTCTTGATACTTTTCAATCTGTGCTTTAATATCGCACAAATGAGAGTAAACAGATGATGATACATATACTCTATCTCGGTACTCTTGCGTATCTGTCGCATTCGCATTCGATACTGCAGAGGATGTCGTCTGTATGGATACTTCTAATGGAATATAACTACCATTACTGTCTTTTACAATACTGACTTGTGGTAATAAAAAATGATTGTAATACGAGAGAAATGGACCGTTGGATTGTTTTTGTATATCATTTTCAGAAGATGCAGAAGCAGATGCAGCGTTCGTATGCAATACAGGTTTAAAGCAATTCTTGGGCGATTTTTTAAACATGTATTATCCGTTATAGTTACTATATAAATCTTTATAAGTCACTTTTTTTCTTCGTCTGTCTTTTTGGTTTAGGTACTGCTGCTGCAGGAGGAGCAGCCTCGTCTCCTCCTGGGGCAGAAGCAGCAGCAGCGCCATCGGATCCGGCTTTTACTTTCTTTGTTCGTTTCTGTATTTTTTTCTCAATCTGTTCAATTGGTGCTGACGCAGCTTCTTCAACAATCACTTCAGCGGGTCCAGCGGATGCTGCTGATGCCTTTGCAGTTGTCGCCGCTGTTTTTCTAGGCTTTGGTTTAATTTTCATTGTTGATGACTTCGCGGCGGTAGCGGCAGGTTCTGCGGATCCTGCTCCTGTTCCGGTTCCTGCTCCTGTTCCAGTAATTGCTGCCAGTTGTTTTTCTGTTTTTCGTTCTTCTAGAATATGTGCAGCAATCGCAGGCTTTGAAGCAACATCAATCGGACGTGAAGCTCTTGCGATCTTTTCAAGTGCAATTTGTTCTGATGCAAGATCATCTTCACCTTTTCCTCCACTAGCTCCAGCAGCCGCTTTGTCCTGTTCTTCTTGTAATCCAGCATAACTCAAGAAACTACTCTTCAACTGCTTTGCATTGATATTACGGTTCTTTCGAAATATGAAATAACGATTATAGAATGAAATCTGTTTCTCTTCTGGTGTCATATATAATGCGGAACCGTACTCTTGACGACATTGTCGCGACCAGTTTTCATCTGTATCACCGCCACCACGTACAGCACTCTCTCCTGTATCTTCACGTTTCTTCTTGCAGTCTAATTCCATCTGATGATACATTCCATCAAATGTTGCAGTACCATCCGGCATCGGAAACACAAGTGTTGTCGCAGCTTCTTCTGGCGAAACAAGATCGAAGCCATAATTCTCCAATAACTGTGTCAAATAATCAAAGTTCACAAGAAACTCGCGAGTCGCCTTATTAATAGAATCCTGATAGACTTCAATTTCATACCCAATACTACTGCTATCTGGTTCAAATTCGGTCTGATGATATTTTTTTCGAACTGACCACATTCGTTGAGGATCACTTCCAACACCACCAATCGCACCACTATTACTTAACACACTTATTTCGTCACCGCTTTCTAGTCGAGCTAGTGCTTGGAAAATACGTGCACCATCAAAGCATGTTCCGATGAAATACCCGCCAAGTTTTGTGCATTCAGAGACATTCTGAAGAAAGGTGTGGAGTTTCACAATATTTTCAAAGAAGTAGTGGACTGCAAATTGGACAGAACACACATCAAACCCGTCTGCTCCGCGACCGTAATGATTGTAGACGCCGCGACCTAATACACTCGCATCTTTCGCACCTTCACCGAAAATGGCGCGTGTAATAAGTCTATATCTCTCACTAATTGCCGCCTGACCTCCGCGGATCTCTTTGCTACTGTCACCATGAATAAAGATCGCATCAGGTATATTGCGTTTGGTTTTCTTGATATCTAAATACCGGGCACATACGCCATCGAATTTATGCTCGAGGTTGTCCTTTGAATAATCAATACCGAATACGAATCCAAGCTTCGCTGCGATCCATTTCGGTAAATCGCCTCCCTTTCCAACCGCAAGGTCGATAAGCGTGTTTCCTGGGCGCGCCACACTCATAATCAGCTTACGTTTGATGTACAAATTGTGAAAGTCGCGCATTCCTTTTGTAAGTGTACGAACTTTGGTTCCACGTCCAATATCGATTCCACTACCGCCACCACCTGACTCGGCATGGTTATAGTAGACATCATCGTTCGACAGTTCATCCGGAATTCCTTCTCCAGTCATAATCATTTCCTCCGTAATTGCATTGTGTATTGAATGCCAGTTATTGTTTGCAACATGATATGCATTTCCGTAGTTTTTTCCGCCAGCACGATACTCTGCAGTTTTATCATGACGCACGCGGAGTGGCGACCATCTCCAGTTGACCGGTTGAGTTGGATCATAACTAAACTCGACAATCGTTTCATCTTGAATGATATCGTGCTCCGTCGTCATCATTTGATTTACTCCGGCTTCATCTGGGCGCATCATAATATGGCAAATGTGGGCATCACTATCATAAGGGTATGTTGGGTAAAATGGCGCTGGTTTGTATGCATCATTTGCGGTAGAAGCAGCTACATCCGATGAAGCCGACTTTGCACCTTCTTCTCTATGACGCCGACCCCCCTCATCGCTACCTTCAATCATAGTAACGCATGGATTCAAATGGCCGTGCTTGCGTTCGTCATACCCGACACGCAAAACAAGCGTCTTATATTGCTGAACCTGTACGCAGCGCGACATATCCATACCAGACTTGAAGACATTACTCACAAGATCTTCGTTGTCTTCGCCCTTCTTTGTCGTGACCAAGAAATCAATTGTGTTCATATGAGCAGGTTTCCATTTGAACGAATACTCCCATGTGCTTTTATATAATGGGCCTGCGTCTGTATTATCATTTCGAATATTACTGCCCACGCCAAAATCAATCGGAGTAAATATAAGACCGTCGGTATGATATTCGAACTGATGTTCTGCACACTTGCGCAGAATCATCGCGCAACAATCGAAAATTGTTTTTCCGGTAGACTGCGACGCGATTTCAAACTTCTTGGTCTCAATTCGAATCGGAGGTAACGAATCAGCGCCACCGGATACACATTTCAACTGAAGATTCTTCACTAGACTTTCCATCAAAGGCAGGCGAAAATTCGTGAGAACTTCGTCTTCATCAATCGCTGGATAGAACAAACGCGAACGAATATCGGCTTTGTGAACGAAGTAAACATCAAATGCCAGGAATACGTTGATGAAGTCGCCATTTTTGCTATGCAGGATATGCTCACCATCTAAAAGTGAGTTGTGTAGTTTCGAATTCAAAGATACTGCTCCTGTGAATTGGATATTCATGTTGGTATCGATCAAGTATACATGTCCGGTCTTGGGTGCAATGAAGAGGAGCTTGCGTTGACCATCTGCCTTCTCTGTTACAGAATAATTCAAGCGAATATTTGGCACCTTCGAATCCGGATCAATTGGACGAATATTCTGCATTTGTAGCGTATATGAAGCGGGACCGATGAAATGTTTTGGACGCAACATCACTGGTGCTGCCGCGCGGTCACGTTCACGTTCACGTTCAATAATTCTGCGTGCACGGGCTTCATCGTATTTTGCTTCGTTCTTTCCTCGATCCTTGTCTTTATCTCCTCTACGTGTTTCACTATCGCTATCGCTTACAACGCTGTCATTGTCGCTTTCACTGTCACTACCTCGAACATCCGGGCGCTCATGACGATCTTGACGCTCATTTGGATAGATTAGGTCATAATACTTACGCTGAATACCGCGTATCTCAGATGTGGAAATCGGGTAATTTGTTCCCTGCATTCCAGACATCATGATTTTAATCATCTTACGCAGGTTGTCCATCAAGTGTTTTGGATGATTGAACGCGGTGCCTGGACCAACAAGGTCATTGATCACTTCGATTTCCATTTCATACCGAATTGGACTTTCGAGAACTTTCGCAGCATCAAATGTAGACGCAGATATATAACCAGTTTGATCTTTCAACGACTCCTTAACAACGCTCATATCAATTTGAAACGGGAAGTCTGGGTGTTTCAACGTGCTTCGATTGATATACCGAAATGTCTTCTTATTGTCATTCCATGTTTTCAATATTGACCGCGCAAGTGTCGATGTATTTGCAATACGCTTTTCACGCTGATAGCTCACTTTGAAATTGAAGTCATCGAAAATAACTGGATGAATTGTCGCACCACCACCCGACACTTCTTTCTCGAATCGATCAGTCATGTCGCCAACTCTACCTCCACCGCCGCCACCACCGCCAGTCTTTGCGTACATTTTTTGAGTAAAGAGAACATATTTTTCGTCAGGCATATTGGTCTTGCAGTAATTTTGAACGTCATTGATTCCGTGAATCTCTGCGCGAATCAAAGAAAGCTTGGTCTGTCCGGTTTTTTGGTCAATAAACTCGTTCTGTATTTTCAGAGAATACCCATTCTTTTTTATAAACGTGAACCCTGATGATAATAGTTTTTGAATCACCCCGTCAAAGTTTTCTCTTGTTGTTGCTGGGTTTCCTCTTGTTCCAAAACGAATCTCCAATTCTGGAATACCATCTGTTTTATCAAGCAGGCCTTCTAAATAATGAGATACTATACTTTCAAACTCAGATTGTTTCGCAGACGCGGACACCGCCGAAGATGACACACCGCGGTTTCTCGGCATTTGTATATATATGAATTGGATATTATTTATACATTAATTCATATATATACTTCAATTTTATACTTAAACGCATTTACAGATTGCTTCGTACAATTCCGGCTTTGTCTTCCGTTTTTCTGTACCCATGGATCCAAACTTACCTGGTATGATATTTACAACGGACAATCCTAATTTCGTTGAAATATCGACCAGGTCTTGGAGCTTATAGGCAGACATGGGGCGAATCGGTGCTGATATACTCTCCATTAACCAGTAATGTTCACGAATGTATTTTAAATAATCAGCCTTTACATCTTCAGGGCATATATACAATACATAACTCCCTTTGATTTTCTCGATAATTGCAACACCAGTGCCTGTCACCGTGCCTGCGCCACCATTCCCTGAGCGTACTTCATAATATTTACGGTTTTGTACAATACATACTGACATATTTTTACATATAGCGATCGCTTCCAATGTTTCCATATTGATAAACGGTTTATGAACCAAGTTTTCTTCTACCCCACTAAGTTTGATCTTATTTGCCTTCAGCATTGGCTTACATTTTCGAATCAGTTCGACTAATATAAATTTAAATGTGTTTGCTTCGGTGTAATGGTTCTCGATCATTTCGAAATTCTCAATACCATATATCATTATATACGCGATCCAAAGAAGCGAATCAGAAGATGCCGCTTGTGATATACTTGAAGGAGACATTGCAAATCGAGTCATCGAATGTGGATCAAAAACTGCCGAAACCGGGTTCGATGGAATAGCGGGTGCGTCCGACACGTCAGATGCGAGAGACGACTCGGTGTCAGAGCATGATAAAGAATCATCATCCGATGATGATCCTGATTCCGACGTCGATGATTCGCATATCGGCGGCTCGTGAATAGGAATAACCGGTACAACAACGGGTACAGATGTCTTTGTATAATGCGACGGATCCCGTTCTGGTCTAAACGAATAAGTATCATAATACAACATTCGTTCTTTTATGTTTTCAGGTGTAAATGAAAAAGAGTTATATAAACATGGGATGACGAGTGACGATGATGCCGTCATTGTTTATATAACTTAGCTAATTATCTTTATGCGTCTTATTCTCGAAGTATTCCTTGGTAAGCTGTTGTTTCTGTTGTTCAATCTCGTTAAGCTGTTTCTCTTGCTGAATAACGTATCTCATGTATCCTTCCAATTCACTTAATGTGGTATCATTCAGTTTGGAAATATTCACAAATACGCCATTTTTATTCTCGTTGATTTGGGTTTGTTTGTTATGTAAAATACGTAAAATCTCGATCTGATGAACCGCTGGCATATTCTCGATACCCTCCTTCAATGACATTAAATAATTCGTCTTTGTTTCGACTTGTTGGGCGATACTCTGTAATTCATTCATAGTAGAGAGACTTGCAATGAGTGGAACACTAGTTTCGTTACTACATGGGTTAGCAATCGTCGTCATTTTACAAATAAAACATAATGAAACTTTATACCCTTTCGTTACTATAAAATTATAATTTACAAATATGACGCGCACTCATAGCTCATCATTGCGGCGGCGACTCGGCGTCTAACAACATTGCAATCACTGTTACATGTGTATCGTGTAATACAAACCTGCGTCCGATGATTTCAACCGTGAGAATGTCATTTTCTTCGATTCGAGAGAACAATTCGTTCTTCTTTATATTCATATCGCGTGAGAGAAACACCTCGATCGGAGACACATGACCTGGCTGTAGATAAAGTGCACCCGCACGAATGCCCGCTTGTGTGATTGTTCGCACAACACACTTTATCACGCTATGTTCGTCTGGAAAACAGATAAGACAATCTGCCAAAATGTCAAACACGATATTTCCTGCGGCCAGTGTTCCGCACGAGTAAGATCGGATCGTGATGGAATATGGGCATATGTATCCTTCAATTGAGCAACGCCCTTCAAGTTGATTTGCTAGTTCGGTTGTCAATAGTTGTTTGACGTCCACCCCTTGTTTTATTTTATAGAATGGAACTGTCAGCTTTCGTTTGATTTGTTGTTGTGTGAAGAGTGATGGATCGCAATATGGTTCTTTTTTAGGTGGCGAAGTCATGACAGGAATGGAGGGGGCAGCGGGCAGGGAGGGTGGTGGTGGTGTAGGTGTAGGTGTCACTGTGACAGATTCTGGTATATCTTGAGTTGAAACAGTCGTGGTCGTGGTCGGAGTCTTCTTTTTAGGCCGAATCGTGGTTTTTTTTACAGACGATTTTACAGACGAAGATGATGACATGCACGCAACAGATGCCATTACAACGAATGAATGATAGCTATATGAATTCTAGTTTTACGTTTATATCTTTATCAATTTTATTCAGATATAATCGCATATAATGACATCGTATCCGTTTTTATTATTTGAAGCCTGAACAATTTGAAGTGGACCCGCGCAACCATGAATTGTACCTGATCGTACTAATGCATCACATTCATCTTTTGTCGCATGAGGTGGAATCGGTTGAAGCGTTTCTTTGAATACTCCATGCCGTAATATACGGCAATTGAATTCAGAGTCGCGAACAACAAACGGTTCTTGACAATGAAGGCACGTGAATACATGATCCATCGAATCGATAGTGTATGAATTGTAGTATACTTCTATTATACTACAATAGTTGATTATATATTTATACCAACTCACCGATCACTGATATCGCATCATCGCCAATTTCGAACCGTTGGCCAATCACGCGAACACGAATTTCCTCCTCTTCTTGAAGTCGTGTAAAATCAGCACGGTCGTAATGATGATCTCGTGCAATAAAAACAACAACGGGGGTTTTCGGTTCATTTAATGTGGCGCGAATACCAGCAAGACTAATATTTTTGATGACACATGAAAACACGACACCTTCTACGAGAGAACATGCGAGACATTCATATACTACATCAAAAATCGCGTGTTTCCCATATAAGTAACCGTTTGAGTATGTCAGGATTTTCACACTACCCGGGCGGATAAATCCTTCTGCCATACACTTTCCTTCTACGATTTTCGAGAGAATATGCTCGAGCGTATCTTTTACATTCTGTCCAATGATTCGAAACGGCACTTGTAGTTTTCGTGTCAAAAGAATCGTTGTATAAATACCTAACTTTGGTTTGGCTTGCACTCCGCCTGCAGCCGCCGCCGACGAACCTCTCGAACTTTCTTGCATAGTTCCTTGCGTTGTTGCATATTTTGATATGGATGCCATATTCATACAATAATACCTATTATAGTATTATACTTTATTTCTCCATATGCAATTTTTCAATATTACACAATAGAGCTTCACATGGTGTAAAAAACCATTTACGTCCATTTACTCGGTTATGATGAAACGTGCGCAATAAAAACTCTTGAAATACACATAATTCACGCTGGGTTCGGAGTTTCGTATTTTCAATCGTCAACTTGTAGTCTTCGCCATCGGTTGCAGCATTCAACGAGAGAATCGTGTTGATCGTAGTAATTGTTTCGGTTTTACCAGACTGGTCACACCTTGCGCCTTTGTCGCGTTTCTTTGACATAACTTTTACCTTGAATGTCAGGTATTGGTTTTTGAAGAAAGAGATGAAACCAATTACCATATTCATATTTTGGATATGACTCGTCTGAAGTTTGCCTAAAAGAAGTTCATAATCACGTTCATCTTCTGGTTCAGCGACTCGCCATTCTCTCGTTTCATACGGTAAGACAATCAGTGCGAATGCAGGATCTTTCTTTTCATGAAACAGTAACATACCTTGATCTTGAGGAACTGATGCAGATGATCCTGCCGATGCCGCTACCGCTCGTCGTCCAACGAGAGGTCGAGAGATTAATTGTCGAACATAATATCCAAATAATAATCTCTCGAATGGAGTAAGTGGTTGTACCATTGCGACGCCTCCTCCCCCTCCACCTGCTCCTGAACCTGCATTCGCGCCAGACATTAACGCCATGGAGTAATTATTCTTTTGATACAAGTAATTCAATATTTTCAGACTATCGTTAAAGAAGAGATGCTCTAAAAGGTTTGAAATAACGAGTTCGTGAAGTTGTTCTTTTGTGATTTGAAATTCCTCGGTTTGAGAGATTTGTTCGATCACCTTTCCACAATAATAATACCATTCGTCTTGATCTTTCGTTGGTTTTTCATATATTGTTTGACATGTTTCAAATGTGTTTTCGAGTGTTACAATAAGGTCTTCTATTTCATTCACAGATTCAACAACTGGGTTCGCTGCATCATCCGTTTCAGACTCTGAAATGCCGGATTGTGGTTCTTCTCTCTCCACTGCTGCTGCTGCTCCCGAAGAGGGTACACTCGCAGCAAGCATCTTATTCACTTTATCTGCAACCTTTTTATTTGAAACACCTTCCCCGGTTGATGCATCGAATTTAACACCAAGATAGTCTTCTGTCACTTCAGCTGGAAGAGGATATTGGATTGCCGAATGCTTGAATGGGATTGGTGTACTTCGCTCATGAATGCTGATACGTTTATTTGTCATTTCGATTGGTTGGAACAAATAATAATCCCCGACATTGATCACGCGACCCAGACGCCCATATTTGTCGTTTACATATTCATTCGGATCACTAACCATAGTTGTCAATGCAAGATTGATTTGTGCAATCGGATACTGGCGAATCGCGTTTACATGCGCTATGATTCCATTTGCTCCAGTCTTCTTGTAAAAAAACCCATCCTTGTATAAATCTCTGATCTTGTGAATGATTTTATCCAAGTTCATTGACATAAATTTCTCGTTGAATGTATCCAGACGAATATCGCCGCCTCGGCGACCTTGACCGCTTCCGATTTCATCATCGTCGCTGTCACTGTCGCTTCCCATTCCATATAATTCTTCTTGTTCTTGGATTGGTCGTCCGTTCGAAAATGTTGGGCGACAAGTGTATTCGCATCGTTCCATATAATCACACAATGCAGAATATGGGCGCGCGCCAACTTGATAGTCGATTTGTTTACGTGACGAGAGATTTTGTTTCACAACTTGGTTCAGATTTGCGGCAGTTTGTGTATTATGTTGTACATTTAACAAGCAATCTACCGCAGATGTTCGCAATACACGAGAGACGACGCCAATCTTTACCGCTTTGAATTCCGAGAGACGATACAAGTAGAGATCGATTGCTTCGATATCGGGGTTGGTTAAACGACTTCCGTATAAATAAAGCTCAACGTTCCTTTGTGAATAAGGCAGGCGCTTATGACTACAGTTACGGATCGCACGACCGATAATTTGCTCGAGAAGATTCATGTTATACCATGGCTCCAAAATATGAACTTGGCGAATATTTTTAAAATCGAGACCTTCACTGCCTGCAACGGAAATAATGACTACTTTGACGTTCTCGCCATGCGTATTATCATCGCTTGTGAGCGCTTTCAGTTCGTATAAATTATCTGGTGAAATGGTCGGATCACCTGTGATCACGGAATATCGAGCCGGACGAAACGGTTGGTTTGGAAATTGTTGCACATGCTGTCTTTGCGGAAGCATAGTAATCGCGTCGATACTTTGCGTGGGTTTGTTTCGAAAGAGCGACGAATTCCCTCCAGCAGCGCTGTATCTAGTGAAACCTAGTTCTTCTAATGCAAGGGCAATTGGCACTACTCCACCATCGATATATTGGCTGTATGCGAGGATAATACCGTCACTTTTAATTACAGTATCGCATATGTTCTTGATTTTTGCAGAATAACGCCCAATATTTTCTGGTGCAAATATACGCGATGATGACTTTGTAGTGGTTTCTCCGTTTGGCAGCCTGAATGAACGCGTGAATTCTGGGCGGTATTCAAAATTCAAACGCATCGACGGATTACCTGTTTCTTCATACGTCATAATATGACGGAGACCTTCTTTTCCGATACATGCAGCAATATCAAACTCATCATTCGGGTTATTCATGTATTCAATAAGTGACGGGTGAGGATATACGATATTCAATGCTTCCAGCGGTCTCTGTACAGCTGCATACCCGATGGTATCCATGTTTTCAAATGATGGGAAATCGACGGATTCTATGACAGTAGTTTCATCAACACCATCGACTGCAGCAGAGGCTGGTCCGGCAGCAGAAGCTGCTGCTTTTTTGCCTTTGCCTTTACCTTTGCCTTTTGCGGCAGCACCCTCACCAGTTTCCTCTGCAGCTGCTGCTGCTTCCGCCGCCGCTTTCTTTCGACGGACCATTGCAGTTTTCTTATAAATATACATTGCTTTCATGTCATTCACGATAAACCGATAAGCGGCTTCTTGAATATCTCCAACCGGTGTCATATATACGTCAATATGTTCGATCGCTTGATCAATATGACGCCCGTTTAATTGTGTTCGCGGATATCCAATTGCACCCCTTGTTTGCATTAAAAGTGAATGTTCGGGTGAGTGTTCTCTCGGAAATATACGGTAAGGAAACGTATACGGGTTTTCGCCACGTACAAATGAAACATACCCGGTTGCTTTACGAATCAAAAGATCCTTTCCAATCTCTCGACCTTCTGTATCCAAACGAAAGTTTCCGCGCTCATCAAACACATCCGCAATATCGATGGTTGCTCGGCGATCGTTCAAATTCATCAGATTTATTAGCCACACAATCTCCTTATAACTATTGTACATTGGCGTACCCGACAATAATAAAAGGCGGACATTGTTTACTTTTTGAACAATCTGAAACAGAATTTTCGCAACACGTTTATCACGGTTGTCGTCTGTAATACGAATATTGTGAACCTCATCAATAATGATCAATGTATTTGCAAAGAGTTTACGTAATTTTGAAACGGATAATGTCTCGATTGCAAGCGTCTCCATTTCTGCTTCTCTCGCAATATCGGCGGCAGATTTACGGCCCTTCTTCGCAGCCGCACTTGCCGTCGCTGCCGCACTCGCCGCTGCAGCCGCACCTGTCTTACGTCTGACTTCCTGAATAACTGCGTCATCTTGCGAGATCCCAACACTTGACGCATGCGTTCGCGCGTAATTCGCAAATTCATTATACCCAAAAAACGAATAATGCGATGAAATAAGACGACGGATCTGTTTGATTATTTTATCGCGCGTTAACCCCTTCATATTCATTGGGTTTATTTCCTTGATGAACTTATTTCCGGTACATGCGCGAATATTCCATACTCCCGGCTCAATCTCTCGAAGTTCACGTTCATCGAAGAGCTGTAGCCGGAAATTCTCCTGAACATTTGGAGATGCAATGACGATGATTTGCTGGTTGATTCCCATCTGTTTCATATAATCGCGCATCTCTTCTGCAACACTGATCGCTGAACACGTCTTTCCAGTTCCGAGACCATGGTACAATAATAAGCTATTATATGGGGTTTCAACTGAAAGAAAATTACGGACGAATTGCTGATTCGGAGCGAGTTCGATTTGTGCATTGCAGAGAATTTCAGCCTCCTCTTCGACGTTTTTTGTGCTGTCGACATCCATTTTTGTATCAAAGAACTCCTTTCGAAGGGCGATTTTAGTATTAAAATTAGGGTCATTCAATGTAGGATATAGACTATCAGCAGCAGCTGCAGCTGCACCATCGCCTTCACCTTCATCCCCTGGCAATACACCTATATCATGTATTGTCATCTCTCGTTCAAGCAGTTCCTTTTTCAGTAGTAACTTGTTGAACTCTTTACTAAATGGATTATTGAGTTCTTCCGGTTTGATGCGTTTGCGACCATCTTCCAGGTCCTTTTTCAATTTCTCGATTGAATCTCTCGTACGGGCAGGTGGCGGTCTAACACCAGCGCCAGCGCCAGCAGCGCCATTTTTAGATCTAGGCTTAATTGTTCTCGTTAATTTTACATCACCTGACGGCGGATCAGGCATCGCGGCCATAGCAGCACCTGCAACTGATGCAACTGTTAATTCCATTGGTATATTTTCGCTGTCTTCATTTACAATGATACCCTGATTTTCCATTTTTATTATTGAATCAGTTATCCTTTATATAACTATACGAAATAAAAAGGATATATGTATTTCAAAATATACGATAGCGGGACAATATGTTATTGACTTTACGAACAATCCCGATCTTTTCTAAATTATAAGGTCGTATCGAGTTGATACATTCGTCAAATGACATCCATTTCATGAGACCAACTTCCATAATATCATGCGCCTTCTTTGGCTTCTTATCTAAATCCACCATTGCGAGGAAATACTTTTGCTTGTAACATTTCATATCGGAACCCATAAATATTTCTTCAAAGGGCGCGATATTTTGGATCACATTTTCCGCAGTAATGTCATATCCAGTCTCTTCCAGACATTCTCTCAATGCACACGGCAAGTCTTTCTCGTTGTAATTCCGGCGTCCCTTTGGAAATCCCCATTCCGTCTCGGTCCAATGCGTCGTTGATTCGTCGATGAATTGCTGGAGCGTCTTTATGCGTCCATCTTTTGTTCGGATCCCGCCGAGAACTTGTCGGTATTTTTCAAAAGAAACATGTTCTTCATTCTTATACTGACTACCGCGCGTATACTCTCCCCATAACAATCGCCATAATTGTTCAAACGTTAGACGCATGAGATTTGACTTTTCGGTCATTGTCATTTCGTCAATGATACGCTGAATATATGCTTCATCGTTCAATGAATATTTACCACGAATGAAATCCACAAATCCAAAAGAATCACGACGGCGTATCATTAGAAATTCGGGGCCAGTTTCACCACATCGAAACGCGATAACACCAATACTCGTTATCGGTGCACGACAGTTATTATAAACATGATTGTTTCGATTACAGTTGTTACAAAAATATTTGTTGGATTCACTTCCACTGGCTTCTCCACCACTACCATTCATGAGACTACTACCATTTGCGCCACCTTGTTTACTCTGACGTAACTGTATAATTTCTGAATACGATAATGCAGATTTAGGATTGTTTGTTTTTTTTGAGATACTTTCGTTTGCTCTTTCTATTGTTGATCCGGTCGTTACCTGATCTGTTACAGGTACCGGCATTTGAATTTCATTTGCCATATCACTTATCGTATTTCTCTTATTGTTTTTATGTCATTTCATAGTAAGCAATGTTAAAATTAGATGCGAAAATATGGGGCCCGCATTATTGGTTCGTTTTAATGACAACAGCTGTAAATTATCCAGATCATGTTAACGACATTGTACGTAAAAAATATTATGACTTTATTCAGAATTTCTCAATGCTTATTCCTGATCCAGAAATGTCGGCAGAGTTCGACAGAATGATCAGCAAGTATCCGGTTCGTCCATATCTTGACAGTCGTGATTCATTTATTCGATGGGTGCACTTCATCCATAATCGATATAATGTAATCCTGATGAAGGATGAAATATCGTTACATGAAGCACTTGAAAAATATTATCTGCATTATCGTCCCAAACCAATACAAATCATGGAAGAACTGAAGTATCGAGAGAAATTAGTGTACTTAATGATGGTAGTAGGATTAGGATATGCCGCATATTATTACCATAATAGGTAATATATTCCCTGTTATATATAACAAATGATCAAAACCGAATATATCGTATTTATTATTACTGCAATCCTTATTGCAAATACCTATTACGACGGTCAACTAATAAAGTTCTTTCAAAATAATCAAAAATGGGTCAAAATGGCAACACTGGGATTTGCAGGTTTGTCGTTTTTCTTATTTTTACGCCGTAATCCTGAAAACTCTAGGGAGTTGCTTCATCATGCTAACGATTTCGTTAAATATATGCCGATTAGCAAAGATACTGCAGATATGATAACACCATTTTTTGATTTGACGAGGAATCAGCCGCCCAACGATGGCAGTGTAGCAAGTAGCGCACTTGGCGGCGCAATGATGGGTGCAATGGGGATGAACAGAACATCGCCGATGACACAGCCGTCATTGGGTGGCGGAACCTCTGGCGGACCCCCCGGTGGAATGAGTGCCGCTGAGAGACGAGTTCTTAATTCCGGTAAGGGGTCTAGCAAACGTAGTGTAAGCGAAACGAAGAAGAAGTATGTCGCTGCGCAACAAGGATGGAAATGTGGAGACTGTCAACGTCAACTGCCCGCTTGGTTTGAAGTTGATCACGTTATAGCTTTAGAACACGGTGGATCTAACCATGTAGATAATTTAGTGGCGTTATGTCGGGACTGTCATGGGAAAAAGACGGCGATGTCGTTCTTATAATTCAGCGTAGTCGTATTCGCATTATTATATCTTATAATTATAACTAGATAGTTGTTATCATTATAAATGGATGTTCAAACTTCATCCGTATCAAAGTTAATAGATTTACTACCATTAATTATTATTTCTGTAATTGTTTTGGTTGGATTTTTTACATGGGAAATCTTCACAAAACATCTTGAAACATTTATATTATTGATAACAAGTGTTCTATTTGCAATATGGGTGTATTCTGGTGATATTTATTCATATTTGGGATGGAGAGATGCAAGTGAAAATGGCGGGGACTCATATTTTCCCGCTCCAACAGAGAATCCACCCGAAATATCAACATGGATCATGACAATTATTATTGTTGGTGTTGTGTTGGTATTAGGTATTGGTTTAACTCTAGGTATAACGAGTTATCAAATAGGCAATAAAATCGGTTCTGCATCAAAACATGATAATATTTTGAGTTATATTGGATATGGATTTCTTGGTGTTGGTGGTATTACACTATTATCTCTTTTATGGAAAGCATTTCAAGGAGAATCACCAAAGACGACTAATACAAGTACATTTGGTTCGACTACATTCAAGATTATTGGCGGTTTAGTTTTATCTGTCGTTGGTATTTATTTACTTGCAAGATTTTCTATAATAGGGGCTAGCATTGGTCTAAAGTCAGTAGCGAAGGAGGAGGTAAATGATTCATCGTCCGAAGCAAATACATTGTCAATTGCAAATACGGTGTTAAATGCTGGTTTAATATTTCAAGTTGTCGCACTGTTGGCTGCAGTGTATTTGATGTATCGATACAAATGGTTTCATCCTGAACCAAAAGATGGCACAGTTCCATTTATTGCCAATGTTGGTAAATTTGCTCCATTCGTATTTCTTTTTGCTGCAGGAATGATTTTTATCGCGGTACAACAAAAATGGATTGAATCAGACGACGGTATTGGAAGCGGAGACGACAAAAATAATATGTATGCCGCCCATGGAATAGTATACATGACCCTTGCAGGAATTACCTTACTGATCGCATTAGGCAAATTGAGCACATTCAAAATATTCAAAATAACCGGTTGGGTATCTGCATTAGGATTTATTGGTGTTGTTATTTGGAATTTTGTAACATTGAATCAACAATCCAATTTTAATCTAGCAGAAGATGATGCAAATAATAATAATTCCTATTACCTACAAGTGAAAGATGAAGTGACGAAAGAATTGAAAAAATCAGGTAATCCTGATGATGTGACAGAGGATAAGATTCGTGAAAGAATGAATGAACGAATTGGTGAGCTTAATAACAAAAATGATAACGCTGTAAAAACTGTAAATAATACGTTACTCAGTTTTGCAGTATTAATTATAATTATGATCGGAATATTGTATGCTGCAAAAATGAAAATTGTAGAGTGTATGGCATTACCCAAGAAGATAAAGAATATTTTTGTTGGTGATTGCAATAAAGATTTTTATGATAACGAAGCATTGAAAGGTAAATTGAATGGTAATCCGGCGAATATCGAGAAGATGATTGCCGACGATTGGGAAAAGGTACTAAAAACATATAATGATGAGGATGATTCATCTACAAATCCGAGTAACTTCAGTGCGTTTGCTGTGCATTTTGCGAAATGGTCCCGTTGGATACCATTCTGGACAATTATTCTAGTCATTATTTGCGTGTCGATATTATTCACAAAAGTAACCACATCAGAAGCGACGATGGATTGGATTGCAAAGTCGTTTCGCGGAGACATGTTTCCGAAAGTAAAAGAACTTCTTGATACATTTTTCATTGTTTTTATTGTTGGGTTATTACTGTGTGCAATATTACTATTGCCAATGGTTCGTGAGCAAAATGTCGGCGGACTTGATGTAATCACCAAATTTATCGATTCTATTCAGGTTTGGCAATACAAAGAACGAGAAAACACGGATTGGAAGAATTATGCGGCAGCGATCGTTGGTTGTCTTGCAGTTGCCGCAATCGGATTATCGTGGTGGTGGAAATATCTCAATGAAATCCGTAAGGATGATTCATCATTGCCGGTCGTTCCGAAAAACTGGGAATGGGCTATCGCTGCCGTCTGTCTTTTTGCGGTTTGTTGCATTCCTGTATTTTACCATGCCGTAGGCGGAAGCGTGCATCAACAGTTCGAAGGTGAAAATGCGATAATACGCGGTCTACGACTGTTATTTACATCGGCATACTTGGTTCCATTATTCTTGTTTTCCGTTTTTAAACTCGCACTGTACTTCATTCCATATTTTATTGGAAACCTATTCAATAAGCCTGAATGGGGAAATTCATTTATTATTGAGAAGTCAAAATGGGATTTTACAAAGTGGCATGCGGCAAAAGACGAGAATGATAAAGGAACAGATCTTCGTTTATTTGGTCTAGGTAAAATTCTGACACCGAAGGATGTTATATCTAGTAGTAAAGGTCAAGAAGCAGCAGTGGCTGCGAATACGGAAGCTGCAAACGAGGAGATGTCAGCAGCTAATCCACAAGAAGCAAAATCCGATATCCCCGCCAATGAACCAGACACTAAAGCTTCAACCATGAGCAACGCACTAGAGTCACCCGATCAAACCAAGGTGAATGCAGTTGGTAAGCTCATTAAAGTAATTTTCATTGTCATTGCGTTTGTCGTCATGATTCTAGGAGTCATTTATACAGTTTACAAATTCGGTTCAGAGAATAAGTCACCTGCAGATGCATCGAATTATGAAGATGTAACACAAAGCTTTACTGACAATCTTACAACTCCAACAGCATACGCGATATATACTGTAATTGGAATTGTTGGTATTGCGGGTCTAGTTGCCTTTCTCCGAGAGAAATTCAAAGCCACGAATTCAAAGAACCCTGAAGACTACGTATTCAATGATCTAAAACCAGAAGACTCGAATAGTCCAATGCGTCAGCTCACATTCGGAATGACACACATTATCTATATTGTATTGATTGTGGTTGTATTGATCTACGACACTGAAAAGGACGATAAAGATCGTATGTCTGTTACTGGAATGACGGCATTAGCGGTTATAATACTTTTATTTCATTACATTTTAGAAATTGCTGATAACAAGTTACCACCAATACCTGGTGCAACACCAGATGAAAAACCGACGATCATCATGGCGCCAATGGTAAATTTACTATCAAATATTCGATTCATTGTCAATACTGTATTTTTAATCATACTATGCGTTCTTTCGTATTACAAGCAACACTCACTTATGATCGCATTGATTGTAATCATGTTCTTATTCCATCTTACAAAGTCAATTCTTGGTATAAAATTTCTGAAATTATTATGGGCGTGTATTATTTATATTCCATGTCTCTTCTTGGATCTTGTACAAAGTTTTCAAGGATCTATCGGAGACACGACGCGTACAATCTGGATCATTGTGGCAATTGAATTACTCCTTATTGCAATATTATACGGTGGACCATATTTAATCAATTATATCGGCGCGTCAGCATCACAAATCGTGGCTGCTCCTAAGAGTCTCAAACAAAAATACGATACAAAACTTACTACACAAAGCAAGGAAATATTCATATTCCATAATACAGGTGTTGATCGTTCCGAAGAAGACAAATTAGCGGATTGCCCTGTTGAAGAGAAAAAGAGGTATCAATATTCTATTTCTGGGTGGTTTTTCTTGAACAACAACGTAACCACAAAATCAACTGATTTAGAAATATTTAATTTTGGAGATGTCCCAAGAATGACATATAATGTGTCAAAGAATGAGTTGAAACTCTATTGTAACACATTGAATACGGCAGATAAGGGATCGAAAACAGAGGTTATTTACAATTCCAGGTTGAATTATAACGCAATTGTGAAAGCAGAAGCCGGTTCAGAAGAGAAGAAAGCGATAGTGAAAATGTCATTAGAAGATCAAGAATTAGATGCGGATATTCCACTGCAACGATGGAACTACTTTGTCATCAATTATGACGGAAAAAATATGGACTTATTCCTCAATAACAAACTCATATTCAAGAGTACATTCATCATGCCAGATATTTTATTGAAACCAATTACAGTGGGTGACACCACAGATAATAAAGGATTAAATGGCTCGATTTGCAATTTCGCGTTTCACAAGATTCCTCTTACAAAAGAACAAATCCGTTGGACGTATACGATGTTACGATCACAAAACCCACCAATGATTGGAATGGATACGGTTGAAGACCAAGCAAAAGCAACTGGTTCAACAACATTATATTCACAGTAAATGTCCGTAGAAAAATGAAAATACTACGATAGTTATTATTATATCTACAATATTTATACGAATAATTATTATAGATATAATGAATTCCAAACTCGTTCTCGCAGTGATTGTAATTCTTCTATTGTTGTATGTCATTTTTAAGGCATTAACAACAACTTACACAAGTTTAGGAGCCATGCAAAAATGGGTCAATGAAACTACGTTACAAGGATCGAATTTACCGAGTAGTTTCAAAGCAAATAGTGCAATTTCCGTTTGGTTTTATATTAAGAAGTGGGTGAATGGTACAAAGGTCGTTTCATTTAAAAAAGGGAATGGCGCTGAGGTGATATTCCAAATTCAATTCAAAGATAATACCAACACCATTCAGATTATACCCAGATCAAATTCGGTAACTGATCCTGGTTTGTGTGAAGTGTCGGAATTCCCTCTTCAAAAGTGGGTAAATCTCATTGTTAGTTTCAATGGCTCCGCCATGGATGTTTATGTTGACGGTAAATTAGTGAAGTCGTGCGTTGTAAATTTAGGATCTAAATTGAATGAAACCGATACAATTGTTTTAGGCGATTCAACAAAGAAAACCGACGATGTTGGCTTTATCACTAATGTCAAGCTGAAGGCTGCACCCATTGCACCTCAAGAAGCTTGGGATATTTACTCACAAGGATTCGGTGGAAGCCCTTGGAGTGATCTTCTCAATAAGTACAAGGTGAAGTTGAGTTTCATCGTTGATAACCAAGAACAAGCTAGCGTGAGTACGTAAGAGTTATTTTGTATACGAGTTATTTACTAAACGAAACAACTATCATAAATGAATTAGGTTGTTTTTTTATTACATATATATAGTAATATATACGCAATAAGTATTTATAAATGACTGATAATGGAGGTAATGCTGGAGGTGGCGGAATTTTAGGTGGAATCACATCTAGTTTTTCAAAACCAGGTGACGCAGGTCTTTCTTCTTCTGGAGGAGGAGGATTTGGTTTGAAAGAATTTATGGAATCCAACAGTCTTGTAGCAAAATTCGCATTTATTTTGATGGTTTTTATCGTATTGTCTGTCGCAATCAAAGTTGCAATCATCGGTGTATCTTACTTATTACTTCCATCATTGTCACCTTATGTATTGAATGGAACAGCGAATACGGAAGATATGGCGATTACCGTAACACAAAACCCAGCAAAGAAAGATTCTATTTTCATATCTAGATCAATGAATGAAGATGGTGGTTTAGAATATACTTGGTCGGCTTGGTTTTATGTGAATCAGGTTCCAACGGACAAGAACAAATACTCGCGTATCTTTAGCAAAGGAGGAGAAGGAACAAAGTCGAATGCAAATGGTATTTATTACCCGAATAATGCACCAGGAATGTATATTAGGTTTTCTGACGAAATCACTACTACAAATCCGGATAGATCCGACAAAGGTGTTAATATTTCATTGTTGGCTGTTGTGGATGTAAGTGGTAAGAAAAGTGCATCTACTGATTTAAAGAATAACCTTCACGAACAACTTATCGCAACCGATATTCCTATGAAGAATTGGGTGAATGCTGTTATTCGTGTTACGAACAATGTGATTGATCTGTATATCAACGGAAGACTTGCACAACGCAAGAAAACGGCCGGTGTCCCTATTCAAAATTACGGAAATGTCAATATTGGAGAAGAACAATCCAAGAACCGTTTTAGTGGATATATTTCTACGATTCAATACTTCAATTATTCAATTGGATCAAATAAGATCAAGAGCATTTTAGATGAAGGACCTAATATGAAGATGATCAGCAATACTGGTGCAGAAACATCTGGAAAGAACTTGAACTATCTCTCAAATAGTTGGTATATGAGATAATATTTTTTTACATTTACATATCAGCAATAGCGCGATATACGTCTAAAAAAATATAATTAAATGGCACTACAACCAAGATGGACCCCCCATTTGGAACAATCGATCACTAATGATATCAATGGACAACCGGAATATGGAGATGTATATTTCAATAATACATTCGAAGGTTCCACTACCAGATACAATGTGTATTCGTTGAAATATACAACCACATTTACAATGATCGATGGAACATTTACAATTCCAAATGTCCCGCCTGGCGTTAGAGATAGAGAGACTGATGTACCGATCGAACTTGTAAATATGCGTAAAACACTCATCGGCGTAATACCATTGATCAATCTAGACTCTACGAATAAAAAAACAGATATTATCTTTTCATTTCCAACAAACAACTACGCAATTTCTGTTGTAAGATTTGATAATGTATATAAAGTAATTCCACAGCCATCCGGTTCATCAGATAATGCACCAGAAACTGCTGTAAACGTTGGTGGTACTACGATACGTCTACCATATCAGAATGCTCTTGTCATTCATGGTATTTATGATCCATCCGGCGGTTTCGTCTATGGACAATCAAACGCAACATTCCGAATGGAAATGAAACAAGCCGCATATGAGGCACGAGGCATCGGGGATGATACAATTTCATATGCTGAAAAAAAAATAGTTGTTCCGATTACGATAACAAAAACCGAAACATCTTTAAGAATAAAACCATTTGATGGTATCGGAAAATATACAATAACAAACGCGGATATCAATGGTGTTATTACACGGGAATATTTGGATGGTGTGTTTGAGCTCAATTTTTCCGATTTTGCAACAACATCACGTAAAAACGTGAATACTGGAACAACTGATATTGCTGATATTATTTATTATTTGAACCGAACCGGTGATCGTACATTTCAGTTCAGCAATGATAATTTAACAATAAATGGTAACCGTATCATCTTTAAAAAGGTTACATTACTTGCAGATGGTACGTCTAATCCGATTCCAATCAAATTTCTCCAAGAAGAGACTGCCATTTACGAACGCTCAACTCTAAAAATCGGTGAATCAGATGGATCTACCATAACAATCAAAATGAATATCATTCGGTCGACACCTACATTTATAGGACAAACTCCATCTGTAAATACAGGATTGTCGAATACAATCTATCGATTGGCTGACATGAATAAAATGACCACTGATCGTTCATTCATTATTACTCCACCAAACTCAAACAATTCTGATCCAGATGCAACATTCGTCATAACTTCATCAGATGAATCTATGTTAAAGGTAGTTCTTGTTGGGTCATCTTACACGGCATATATTTATAAGCCGGGAGTTATTACAGTAACAATTACCCAACCACAAACAACAAATTTCAATCAAAAATCCGCAAGCTTCAATGTCAATATTTTTAATATAGCTCCACCGATTATCAATTGTAACATTAATCTTTTTTATACGAATCCATACAATCGCGAATTTTGGACACGTTTTAAACCTGAATGTCGTTCTTCTAATTTAGTCAATGCAGTAACTGGTTTTCCACTTACAGTAAATGAAGTAGACGATGTCTATGATATGCGCCGAAAAGCTGAAATTTTGAAATACAATAAAAATGTTGGTGGACTAACAAAGAGTCAGAAATACGCAAAGGCTATGCGAGGGGAATTAGTGCGAAAAATTGGGAATGAAAGAAATTATTTGAGCGAAACAGTAGGAGGTGTAACTACGTTAGTATGTCCACCAAGTGCAGCAAATAACCGAATATTATGTGGTCTTACGAGTGCATGTGGAGTACCAGGAAAAGAACGATTATTGTGTTATGACCAATCGATTAATTTGTATAACTATAAACGAACCTATCAATACCAAGCTGGTAGCCAAGTACCTTCAAATATAACAAAAACGGTATTGACTGAACCGACAAATTTGAAAATCCAAGACTACGATAGAATAAATAATAGGATTACGTTAATATGGGATGCGCCTGATTCGAATGGTGGGTTGCCTATAGTCGGTTATGTAATAACATATTCAGAAGACAATAAAACATGGGCTCCTTACAAAAGCGTTTTTCCTGTCAAACCTACAAGTGCCGCAGCTGCATCATACAATCCTATTTCTGGAGAAATTAACGGTAATACTGTTGTATTTGAGAGAATACCAAATGCAGTTGAAATTAAAACAAATACTGTTTATTACATATCCGTATTTTCTGGAAATGAACGTGGTTTATCAAGTGTTCCCGCAACAATTACGATAAAAACATCAGCGACACCTGCGATTATTAGCGATTTTGGATTTACAAATGTCACCGATGAACGTCAAAATTTGATGATTGACTTGAAATGGACCGATCCATTAAATACTGGTAATACAATTGGAACATTCAATGGTCCTCCGATTCGGCAATATAACTTATATTATCGTAAGGTACCATCTACAATATGGAATACAGTACTTTTAGATTTCAGTAATGTCATTATTGAAAATACCGGCTCACAACAGCGTCGATACATTTTACGCAATTTAGAAAATGAAAATAAATACAATATTAAAATCGAACCTATCAACCAAGTTGGCACAGGTCCAGAGTCTGCAATTATTACTGCACGAACGTTAATGAAACCGACTACTCCTTCAAATATAGTAGTAACGGCTAGATATGGACTATTAGCTCCCGTAATTACAGATATTTCAAGAAATTATATTAATATTACTTGGAATAAAGAAGATACAGGAGGTAGTCCTGTTACGATTTATTATATAACAATTACACCACCATTACCGCTTCAACCACTTACTATACTGTATAATCTTTCTAGTACAGATACACGAACTTCGTTTAGTTCCGATATCGGAAGGTTTGGCCAAAACGATTTGATAACTGGTGTATATTCGGTTGTTTTACAAGCATATAATGGATATTTAACAAGCGCTGAAACTACACTACAGACTGTTACTGTAAGACCAACTAGCACAAAAGCGAACATTATAAGTATCATTGGTACTTATAGTGCTAGCGGATTGGATTATGCAGATTTGACGTTTACGATCAATACTGCATGGGTAGATACAAATAAAATATCAACAGTAAAAGTGAATGGCTTTAATGTCCCTTTTCAGACAAATCTAAATATTTTTAATCAAGAAATCGCTGGAACAGGTGAACATAAAATTCGTATTCCTTCAATAACATCTGGATCAGATGTGATTGTTGTTGGAACCACTTACACAATTACAATTACATTAGTATTTAGTGTAACAAATGAAGAACAAACAAGCGAGTCGTTTTCGTATACACCAGAAATTAAATACAGCTCTTCATAGTTTATTCACGTAGTTTAGGATTTACGCAAACATCATGACTTGAATATACTTGTCCTGACATACATTGATCTCCTGCTTCAACTTTCAAACAACTACGATATCCGCGATCTTCTCCTACATAACAATAACCAGCTTTTCCTGAATTTTGTTTTTGTCGCACATTTGTAGTAGTATCATTTGCTCGCGGTGACGGGCCTGTATAGTTATGGCTTGCTTTATCTAAAAATGTATATTTTGATTCATCATTTACAAAACCAGGCTGTTTATTAGCACTGTTCGACATTTCAGGCGGAATTGGTGGGCGATGTGCTGCAGGATTCAAACCCTTTCTATGCGGACGTCTCGGTACAGGTGCAACCGGTATTTTGGGTGGAACTCCTTGTCCTTTATCGTTCATTTGTGTAACATCATACTCGTCGTCACTGTCACTATCGCTCTCACTACTACTGTCGCTATCGTTGTCATCCATCATCGGTTGATTTGTTAAACGAGACACGACTTCGCGCCCTTTCTTTTCCATCGACTTAAAAAAAGATTTCATTGATTTCCCAAATTCACCCATCCCTAAATGAAAGTCGCTATTTTTCGATAGACTACTCCACATAAACCATAAAATAAAAAGAATCAATATTACTTTTATCAGGGTAACAAACGAAAAGAAGCTGCTGTCATCAGATCCAGAATCGCTATCTCTGCTGCTACTCATATCACCAGTATCGAGAGAAATATCCGGCATTTTAACATCTTTGAATGTACTTTGGGCCTTTTCAGTTATACTTGATAATATTCCTGATTTTTCCATTTTTGAAATAGATGACAAACCACTATTTACGTGTTCATTGGCTGTCGGTGCGCCGATATTCGTGAACTTAAAACTCGGAAGTGACATTACTATATATAACATACATTATTCATTATTCGTATGGGCTATATTTACGTGGTTGTTGCGGTTGTTGCGGTGGATTGGTAGGTTCATCATTGCTCGTGTTCCTTACAATCGTATTCATAGAATTCAATGCCTCAAGTCGTTTAATTGTTCGCTCTAAATCGCCGTTCTTATCACCCTTATATCCCGCTGACGAAAAGAGATAATCTGTGTCAGGACTAATTTCATGTTGCTTAATTTGCTTGTATACCGAATTAATATTCTCTATCGCGGTTTCAATGACCAGTTTATCATTGATCATTTCGATTTTACTATCATATTCCGTAGTAAGAAGTGATATCGCAAAATAAATGAGATAACGACGTTTCTTGCGTACACCCGGAGTGAACCTGATACAATATAAACGTAATAGACTATTCACGATTTTCTGTGTAAGTGGTGAATAATCATCCGTATTGTTACTTCGCGCAATAATAATATCCCATATCATCCAAATTGGATCGAATTGAAGTTTATCATCAACTGGTATGTGCGATCTACGTTCACATCGGCACGTCTCCTTCTTTGCTTTACAGATAGTTTCAAACTCTACAATCCATTCTACCCAATAACACGCCAAGAGTGTATTTTTAGAGTCGCGTGAGATATGATATGCAAATTCATTTACTGGAATAAAGATCTCTTTGGGGTCTCTCTCTCGAAAAAACTCTTGCGCATAATCCACGCGCGGTGCTTTCAGTCGCTGAGACATAGTAGCCATATCATATTCTTCCTTCTTCTTGATTTTCACACTATCGTATTTATGTTGACGCTTAGAATTCGCAAGAACACATACAATTTCTGCAAAAAGTGATCTCATCTTCGGGTGATTCCTGAGACGGAGTTCATTTCCAGCGTACCCGTTTGATATGATCGATTTGAAACTTTCGTAACGCATTTCGATATAAAGTGGTAGTTTAGGGTTGGCTAAATGAATGTATTTACTGATGAATGTAATAATGATGTCCCATAGTTCTAAATAATGGCCAGAACATACAAGTTCTGCAGACCAATAGCAAGCTGGTTCTATTTTAGAACTAGAAAGACTGTTCAATAGCTCTTTTCGAACATCTGTTTTTTTATAAGATGAAAACGTGATCCCGCGAAATTCGCTTTCACTTCGAATATCATTGATTTCATTTGGATCCGACATTGATTGATCGTTGCAAATACGAGAAATATAGTTCGTTATTATGTCGTTGGTTTTTTTTCGTGCGAGATTAACGATTAGAATATTTTATAATGAAATACTAGTAGAAGTCCGGTAATTTCATTATAAAATATTCTAATGTACAAGTCATTTTCAAGTTATATTCAATCATTTACTCGATGGGAAATTTTAACAATTATGCTAATACTATTAATGCTTCTCTGTTTTATTAAGAAAGATTTATCTATTCATGCAGAAGGTTTTGAGCAACAAGATAAATATAAAGTTTATGAAAACGACGATATCTACAACAGTTTTTATGCAGATATTTATGATGAGCTTTTCATTCAACCGAATAAAATAGAGGCAGAAGTAGATGAAATTATTCACATTACAGGTGCATTAAATGGTAATGAAAAGGATAAAAAGAACTTCAAGGTATGCGATCTTGGATGTGGTCGCGGGCACCACGTAGATCAATTGAAGCATAAGGGCGTAAAATCCGTTATTGGTTGTGATAAATCAGATGCAATGTTGAAGAACGCGAGAGATTTATATCCGTCATCTAAATTCATCAAGGGTGATTTCATGAAACCAATGTTATTTAGTGAAGAAGAGTTCAATGTGCTTACATGTTTCTATTTTACAGTGTATTATGTCAAGGATAAGCGTGCATTTTTCCGAAATTGTTACAATTGGCTTAAACCCGAAGGTTACCTTATTCTTCATTTGGTAGATCGCAATCATTTTGACCCGGTTGTTCCTGGTGGTAAACCACTATTTCTTGTTTCTCCTCAGAAATACGCAAAGGAACGTATTACAAATTCATTAGTGAAGTTTCGCAGTTTTCAGTATAAATCGGATTTTATTCCGCCACCTCCAACCAAGGGGCGGAGCAATGCGAAGAAAACCACGGATGAAAAGAACATTGGCAAATTTGTTGAAAAAATAACAGATGACAAAACTGGAAATGTTCGAGAGAATGTTCATACGTATTATATGCCAACAAACCGAGAGATGTTGGATATTGCAAAAGAAGTGGGGTTTACGGTAACAGGACAGGTCGATTTAGTTCATGTTTTGAATGAATACCAATATTTGTATATATTGAAGAAGGTTGCGTAAGAGCGATCAAGTGCTTTATATGAATTTAATATAATGAATACTGAATGAATACGGCGAATGAAGTGATTTGTTTCATTGACCAAGTATCGATTCCGACGATCGAATGGCCGCCGTTCTTTTTTCATTATATTATTGTTGCAATATGTGTGTGTTTTATTACGTGTGTTTGTGTATTAAAATTTAATTATTTGTATTGGTATACTCAACCCATTACATTCTGGTTTACATTTCGAAGATTGTCTCGGGGTGAGTCGGCGGGTTCTAGATGGAATACAACGATTATGAATTCATTATCTATCGGTGAACGTTGTAATAATGCGGTTGTTTACCCTTTTTTACGTTTTGTAAGTCATGACAACGTAACTGTGTATGGAGGACGCGATCATCCAGTCAGCTATGCACCGTATGAAAAACTTGCTTCGTTTTTGTCGCGTCGAGAGAAAGAGCTTGTCATGCTTGGTCGAAGACGATGTTTACCAGATAGCGGTGATATTATGCATGTAACGAGTGATCGATTAGAATACACTCTCTCGCAAGGTACGCATGGTCTCTCGGTATTTATAGGTGTATTGGCGGGTGGTGGAGGTGGTGGAGGTGGTGGAGGTGGAGGTGGTAGTAGAGAATATAAAACCACGAGTATCAAAGGCGTATGTATTATGACTCCAAGAATCATGCTTTCATTTGGAACGTCAAATAAAAAAGATCCACCAAGATCCGTATCAATATATGTATGTGAATATCTTGCATGGGCAAACTATATTACATGCGAACGAGAATCTCTCGAACTCTTGGAAACAACTGAATATATTCAGAAGTCTCGAGAGATTGCAGGAGAACAGACATTATACAGATACAATGAGATTCCGCAGTTCGTTATACCTTTTACGACAGCATATACATATACATTTTCGGTGAAAGAGACTGGAGTATTATCAGTAGTTGGTGAAGGGCTCACGATGATTCCTGTATCATCTACAAATTTTGCAATTTTTTATGCTTTTGTAAATGAATGTGTGAGAGATTTCGATTGTTGCATATTGAATGAATTAACACATTTACAATCTCTCGTTCAAGGAGGATTGTATAAAATATACATGTTACTTCTGAATCAAGTACGCGTGCTTGCTGTTTATATTTTTGAACAATCCTGTATGAAAATTCGAGATGCCGAAAAATGGAATGTGCCGCCAAAAACACAGTCAAAAAAGACCCACGGAAATCGAATCGCGGCTCTTCATGATTATATCTCTCGAACTTCGACTGCAGTAGTGAAATATTTACCGCCAGTAGTCAGTCCGAAATATGACCTTTTAGGGAAACGAATCAAATCTACAGAGTCATCTGATCGCAATCCATCTGTAAAATCAGTTGATAATAAAGATGACATAGTCCTTTTAAAAGCATCGATCCGTCATAAAACGCTATGCACAGAAGACATATTTCTACGAGGTTTCATGGCGTCTGTACCTGCGAATACGTTTGTAAGTATTGATACGATCTCGCACAATTATTTAATTATCGATGCGATTACAAGAGACTATATATCGTCATGGACATATATACATCAGGAAAAATGGTATTACATACTATATAATGCCATTATACACGAAGAAACACTATGTAAGGATATACTCATTATTTAGCGACGATACACTGCAGTTTGCGCACGCCGTGCACCTCCACCAAACATACTAAAGCCGCCGCTACCACCGCCGCTTCTTGCTCCACCAGATGAAGCACGTGTAAATGTATCTACAATGAAAATGATAAATACGCCTAAAAAGCAATACAAAACAAGCTCTTCGATGACATGACCCGTTTTTTCATCCTTCTTCTGCTCCAACATATGAATAATATAATTAAGCTTTTCGATAAGGGCGGCGTTTGTACCTGATATAGAAGCACCACTTGACCCGCTTCCACCATTTGCTAACTGACCTGCAAGCGACTCTGCATAAGGAACAAATTGTTCGTAATATTGCGAGGCATATGTACTTGTTTTTGCATCTGTTCCGCTAAATGGATCTCTTTTTGGTTTTTCTACAGTAGCATCCTTCTTTGGAGCTTCAGCAATTCCAGTAAGTTTCTCAAAATAAGGAGATGGAGCGTATGACTCCGTCGAAGGATTCATTCCTTCTAATAATGTGGATGAATAAGATGTTCCTGGATTTAGGGAATTCATTTGGGTTGTTTTTCGGACAATTCCTCCATGTCCTCCAGTTGGCGTATTGCTAGATCCACCTCGAATGACCCCAGAATGTGTTACATTCGACGAGTAGACTCCCATACCTTGGGCCGGATAAGATGGTAAAAGGTTGTCACTATCATTGTCTTCATCGCTATCTTCTCCTCCTTTACGGTGAATATTTTCAATGTAATCTTTGATTTGCTTTATTTTCTTACCGGCTTCCTGAATAACACCATCGTTTTTACCCGAATCATTCGATATACCTGAAATTGCTCCATTTGGCGATTGCAATAATCCTCGTTCGGGGGCAACTTCTGTATTTCGTGGTATCTTTAGGGTTCGGTTGCTGCCTCCGGATCGGCGGTTATAAATCTTTGAGTTTCCATTTCCATTTTTTGTATTATCATTATTACTTTCGGTGTAATCCGAAAAACCTAAAGATGTCATTTCTCCTATAAAAAAATGAGATTTTAATTCGTGAAGATTATCTGGTTATATACGAAAAATATATTTGTTATGTATATAAGACGAAAATGGTGAAATTAGATCAAGGACTCACTTTAGGTGTTTTATTGGTGGTGATTGTTGTTATGATTCTTAAGCCCAATCTTCTTGGGTTTTTGTACAATAACATTTTAGGCAAACTTATCTTTGTCGCAGCGGTTCTTTTTCTCTCATTGAAACATACCGCCGCCGGTTTGCTGGCGGTTGTGTTTGTGGCGATTGTTGCTTCCATGAGCGGATATTACGGGTTTGAGGGTTTTGAAGGCGAGGAGGCATTCGATGAAGATGAGAACGAGAAGAAGAATAAGGAAGGTTATGAAGCTGAAATGCAAGAAGGATATGAAGGTGAAATGACGGAAGGTTATGATGAGCAGCAGGAAGGATATGACGAGCAAGAGAAGGAAGGATATGAGGGTGAAATGCCAGAGGGATTGTGTCAGGGTGACGATTGTGAGAAAGAAGGTTTTGAAGGTGAATATGAGTCCTTCATGAATTTAGTTGAAGGAGCCAAAGGTGGCAAAGGCAAGAAGAACAAGAAGAAGTAAAATGATATCAAATCACGGATACACTCGTATAAGTATTATTGAATTATATCTATTATAATACTAGTAGTAAGACTAGTAGTATTAATCGTATCGGATGAATTTTGAATATTACTTAAATTATATTATTTCATGGTTTTATCATAATGTTTTACATAGTGACGTAACTTTTGCGATTGTACGTATATTGATCATTATTGGTTTAGTAACATTATTCGTGTATCAACAATATATTTTGTTTGTGTTACTCTGTATTGTAGTACTATGTGCAGAGTTTTTTATCAATCAAAGTGATAACGGTAACAGCAGCGGATTCAAAGACTTATGGTCGTCGTCGTCGTCATCGTCATCGTCGAAATACCGTCGCGAGGTCGACAAGGACGAATTAACAAAAGGTGTTTCATTGACGCGCGAAGGGTTTTCACTTGGAATGCCGAAGATCATTAAAGGTGATGATACAGGAAGTGACTATCATCGATCAAATAAATTCGTTGAAGAAGACAGTAACGATTTTACTGAAAAATATTTCACTAGCAAACAATGCTCGATTGGAAATAATGCTGGCGGGATCACCATGTTTGGTAGTAATGAATTAATTGGTGAATCGCGTATTGCAAAGATTCATACAGTATATGATTTTGCGGGGAATTGGACTTCAAATGACGCAAATGGTGATCCTATAAAACGATTGAAATATTTCAATGATTGTGTGTTTGAACCACTGAAACGAAACGATTTTCGTGCGTTGAAAAAAGATTTATTTAAGAATATCATGCAATATGTTATTGATATTGACAAGTGTTTTTCACGGTTTGATGTAACACTGTTACTTAATACCGAATCAGATATTGCAAATGATTACAGTAAGCAAATAACTCTATCCGACAAAAAGGATGGAGATAAACCTGTCACAGATATAGAATATGTTTCTATTATTAATGGCTCTACAAATGCGGTAAAATTAGAAAATATTCAACCGTTGAATGCCGGTCCCAAAGGAGATAATGCGAGTGATGCTACGTATGCAGAATTAATGAAAAAGACAAACGAAAGAACTGATGGAATCTATAAAGATGTTGCAGTAAGACAACGCGCAAATGATGTTTATGGAAAGGCATTTGGATATCGCAAGCGAATCGACGAAATATTGGCGAGAATGCGTGAAGAATCAAAGAATGATGCGAGTAAGCTTCATACGATCCGAGTAAATGAAAATATTGTAAAAGAAATGAGAAGAGTATTTGCATATTTGGGATTGATCAAACAGTGTAACTCCGTTATCGTGTTCGAGGAAACATCTGCAAAAATATATGAAAAATTAGACGTAGTACCACCACTTACTACTTTAGTACCAATCGTTGTAACAACTGCGCAAACTGGTCTTATTTCTGGCAATTATAACATCTATCGTATTCCTCTCGATGATGATTCATACAATACGAATGACGAAAAGAGATATTTTTATGGAATTACTTATTATTTTGATAAGGCGAGAAGTGAAAAACGTTATACTCCATAAAATATTATAATAGTATAAGAGGTATATTATTAATAGGTATATTATCAAGAACTAAACTATGAAACCACGAACGATTGGAATTTTATTATTGATGACATGTATTCTTCTTGCGACATCTGCATTTGGTGCGTATAAAGACAGCGTTGAAGGTGATGATCATAAACAACCAAAGGCCAAGAAAGCGAAAGTAATTTCATCGAAAGAAATCGTTGGCGCTTCTGGCGCAGGAACGTCAATGAAACAAAGCAATAGTCATCTGGATATTTCCGAAAAGGCGACCGGACCTTATGTGAAAGATGGTACAAATAGCTATCGCGGAAAAGCTGGAGGTTACGATTTACGCGATATGTATGACAGCGATGATGAGTCCGACAATGAATCAGACGATGAAGATGACCCCAATCAGAGCGAATTCCAGCGAAAATTAAAGTATGTTAAAAAAATGTTTGAAGAGATATTTAGTAAGTGGAAAATGCAGGAGTCCGTCATGGCGCCAACAAGTATTGAAGAGCAGTTAGATAACCCGACAGAGAATGAGGGCTTCAAAATTCGGGAGAAGTTCAAGAAAGGGGCTCGTCAAGGAATGCGTAAAATTCGAAACGCGTTTCGTGGAAGGTTCTTATCATGAATAATTCATCATCTGAAGATAAATAATCTATGATAATAATAGTAGTCATCTATTATTATCATTTAATTATTGTTTGATCATGTCAAAAAAAAGTCGTAGTCGTAGCCGAGGTAAGGGGTTGTCGTCGTCGTCGTCTAAAATGCAAGCCCCAGCTGCGCCAGTAGCAGCCGCCGCCCCTGGACAACAAGCTCCGAAACAAGTTGGAGGCGCTCCTGGCTCAATTGCATCGTCACCATTGATTCCACCGATTACACTCAAATCATTTACAGACTTATTTTCAGGTAAAACTAATTTTTTCACCCTTCAATCCCCCGCTAATAATATTATGAATTCTCGTGTGTTGACAACGATGCACAACTTCTTCCATAACTTGAATACCAGTACATTTTTCGCCGGGTTTGTTATGCTTGTTCTCAATATTGGAGCACGGTATATCAACCTCGAACTGAACTCTTCAACTGAATCATGGATTAAATATTTGATGAGCAAAGAGGTTCTTGTTTTCGCGGTAAGTTGGATGGGTACGCGTAGTATTTATTATGCACTTGTGATTACTGCATGTTTTAGTATTGTAGTTGATCATCTCATGAATGTAGATAGTAGGTATTGTGTTATCCCTTCAAAGTTTAGAGACTTGCATACAATGGCACCAGAAAAACATGGACCCGAGAAGAAAGTCAGTGATTTAGAGATCAGTAATGCACTTCATACATTAGAAAAGGCAAAGAAAGAGAAAGAAGAAATAGACCATTTAGAACTTGTGAAGTATCATCAACTATTTAAAGACGACACATTTGAACCATCACAACCTGGGAAAGCTGGGGGATCAAAATGAAGTTTATCAAGTAAACAGTGTTATTGAATGAAGCGGTAAAAGTATGAAACAAAAATAGAATGAGTATATAGTTATTATACGCATTCTATTAAAAAATTATAAATTAAAGGAATAGATAGTATGTCTCGCCAAAATATGCAAGAATACGCCAGAAATCTTGCAGTTGAAATTAGTGATGATATTTCTGATGTTGGTGGGAGGGTGGTGGTATTAGATCCCAGGAGTAGACGAAGACGGCTTAATACGTCAAATCCAATCGGGGTAGCAGCAGTGGGTATAGCGAATGGTCGACAACATATACAGGATCGACGAACGGCCAGAAATCGTAAAGTTGAAGTTAGTGATGATGATGCTGGTGGGAGGGTGTCATCAAATCCCAATAGTATACAAATACAGATTGATAAATCAGTGCCAGTGACGGTAGCAGCAATGGGTATAGCGAATGGTCAACAACATATGCAGTATCAACTAAGGCCCATAAATCGTGCAATTAACGTTAGTGAGGATAATTCTGATGATAGTAGGAACATACAATTAACACAGTCGTTGACTGATGTGCAACTTGACAGACATGTAGTGATTAACCAATCTGCAATAGTTACAGAACCAGAATTACCTTATATTATAATTACCGGCCTTAAAGCAAGTATCGATTCAAGTATTGATCGATACGTTACTGAACTCGGAGATCGCATGACGTTAAGAGAAGTTCCAGTAAATAAAAGCGAAGTATCTGCAAATAATACTACTAAATTTTCACTTGCTGACGGAGAATTTCCAAAATTACAAATTGATTTATATGAACAAATGGTGTATCACCGTTCAACATCAATCAATCTTAACCGATTAGAAATATTAGTTCCTACACGGTATAAAATCAACCATGAAAAGATTCTCCAATATTTTAGTGATAATGTATCTGATGAAAGTACACAGGCATTAGTTAGCGGAATTGTAGAAGAATATGGTAACCATAATAGTTTGTTCTATAAGCATACGATCTCTGGTAAATCAAACCCATCTGGATTGAATTTGGATGAAAAAAAAAGAAAAACAATTGAAAGGATAATAGATAAATGGCATAATGATTATGCTGGATGGTTATTTTATGATAACGCTAGTACATTTTTTGTGCAAAATCGCGAGATTCCACGAGATGAATTGATAACATTAAGAATGGAACTTGTTGATATATTTGGTGATGGTACTACTACACAAGGACTTCAAAAGTTCGTCAATGAAAATGCCGACAAGTACCAGGAACTTATTGATTTGTACACGAGTAAAGGTCGTGATGCAATAAATTTTTTCAAGAAAACACTTGTTCCATATATCCAGTTTTTTATGGTGGTATTCCAAGATATCAAAGACCATATCAACGATCAGTTGAACTTCATAACCAACCGCAAAGAATATATGGGTTCCGCCTATGTGTTCGACGACACTATAAAGGATTCACTATTCAAAACATATGAAGAATTGAAAATGATATTGGAGAATTTTGGAAATATAACTGAAACTCCTTTATTGAATCTATTGTCAATTATAAATGTATTCAAGAAAGAAATATTTGAACTCAATAAAAAGTTTCCATTAAAAGCAGTATTTGATGATTATATTTTAAATCAAAGGAAGATTATGCGATCAAACGTCGTGTATAGTAGAAGTAGTGTAGACAAAATATACAATATTGGAGAAATTAATAACCTGATTCGTGATATTAAACCAAGCGACGGAGGTAGCGGAGGTAGCGGAGGTAACGACAATGATTTTGAAACATTCAAAATTGATAATATTGAATTCAAAATACGCCCGGATTCTTCTTATACAGAGCTTATTAGTTTTGGATTTCAAGGTAAGATCGACTTGGACATTCTATTCTATCTGTTGTATCGCGCAACGAATAATGTCATCTATAAAATCATGCAAAACCCTAAACAATTTGCAGATATTGATGAAATTAAAAATCCAGATTTACGTAAACTGCAACAGGAAGTCGATTTGAAAGAGAAACAACTGAAAAATATATGTGATTTGATTGCAAAAACCGGTAAGTTTCCAGTTGAACGTATTCTTCCTGATAGTGCGAAATATTACCATACCAATCCCGGGCTGAATATGGGGTTTGTAGACTCACAAAAATATCAAGCGGAATGGAAAACAATACTCACGAGAAAAGAAGGACCAGCCAACTCAAGTTATATTATATTCGCTATTTCGCAGATGAAGACTAAACTCGAAAAGGCGCTTGGAATTTATAAAGAAGCTGATCTTAAAATCAAAAATATAACAACTACACTATTGTCAACCTTGATAGAATATAACACAGTGCAGATAATGAACATGTTGTTTGGAAAACCACGACCGATATTGTATTCTCCTGGTTTGCGTATCCGGTTTTTGACAGGACTGTCAAAATGGGTGTTTTTTCAAGTAGACAAAGCGGAAATAGTTTCAAAACGCGCATTTAAACAGTTCAAAGATCGTTTGATTAAATTACCATCAAACGGAAATCAAGTGAACGGTGATACTCCACTAGATTTAATATTAAAAAAACAAAAGGTTGATAATAATCTATTTAATGTGAAAGAAGATTTACCGTTTTGTGTGTTTATTATCTCTTCTACACCAGGTCCTCAATTACTAGCACCAGGAAAGGATTGTACGAATGACAGTCGTCTCGAAAATAAATCATTTGTAACCGGAGCCATGGGCAAAAATGGATTATTGGTAGATGATGGGTCAGTTATAGGCGCATTGAAAAATCAATTCGATAAACTTGGTATTCCCAATAAGGTTAATACTGAAAATTGCAATAATGCACGAACCCAAATACAAAAAGCATATGATGATGTTATGATGACGGCTTCTGGGTCACTGAAAGAAATTGGTGTTGATTTAACGAAAAAAGCGACGATTGATCTTCCTGCAAGCTTGAAAGAAGCCGCAGCGGCAGCTGCGGCTGCGGCTGATGCTATCAGGAAACAAAATGCGGAAAATGATGCAATAAAGAAACAAAAAGAACAAGATGCAGAAGACCAAGCTCAAGAAGCATATGATCGTGAAAGAGAAGATGATGCTTCTGCTGAAAAATTAAGGCTTGATGAAGAGAAGGCTGCTGCTGAAGCGAAGGCTGCTGAAAAATTAAGGCTTGCTGAAGAGAAGGCTGCTAAAAAATTAAGGCTTGCTGAAGAGAAGGCTGCTGAAAAATTAAGGCTTGCTGAAGAGAAGGCTGCTAAAAAATTAAGGCTTGCTGAAGCGAAGGCTGATGCTGAAGCGAAGGCTGCTGCTGAAGCGAAGGCTGCTGCTGAAGCGAAGGCTGCTGAAGAAAGAGAAGCAAAGAAAAAACTCATTCAAGACAAACTAGACCAATATTCTCAAAATTTAGAAAGTTTAATAAGTTCTAGATGGACATCTAATGAGGAATACCGCGCTTTTGCAAAAGGTCTATGTTCTTATTTGAAGACTCAATATGAAATATATAATGAAATAATACATGAAAATTCTTCCAGTTTGGATGAAAGCCAACAATCCGAACCAGATGCATTAATTACAACGATGAAAGAAGGTATTGATTGTGAAAATTTTGAAAATCATGATTCCGATTTTAATCAAATGTTCAAAGATTTATATGATAAAGTAAACACTACAATTTCAACTGCTAAAAAATGTGGTGACTTCATATTCAAAATTTTTAAAGCTATTTTAGATGACCAAATAAAATATACAAATGATAAACTACCACCACCACCATTACCGAATGACGATTTTGTCTCAAAAGATAGAGTAGTTGAACCGGATGAAAATAGCGTATTACCATCACTGCCTTCAATAATTCCACCCTTGTTACCTTTACCTCAAGCAGAGAAGTCGGCATTAACTATTTCAAAAAATGAAGAACAGGTGAGACCTCTGCAACCGCAATATTCGAGCCCATTTATTAGGCGCCAAAGGATGCTGCCTCAATATGATTCATCACCGGCTGTTCTTAACGCGTCAGCTGCCCCCCTGCCACCATCTACACCATCTGCAGCGTTTGGTGTACGGCGACCGGTGCGCGTATTCACGAGTAATGCACAGACCGGAGGAGCTCATAGTGACGACTCGAAATTAGTTTTAATGTTAAAAAACATGGCATTCCCTCTTGAATTTCTAAAAAATTGTATCAATATAATTACTCATTTCAAGAATAGAATAAAAACAAAAAAAGATGAGTTTCAACAATTAAAGACATTCGAAACAAAAACCAGCAAGATAATAAATACAGTTGATAAAGATAAGTTAAAAAAATCGTATGAAATCCTAAAAGATATACTTAATAGTGTTATACAAATAGAAGAAACACGTAAAATATTCTATTCCATCGTAGATGTTATAAAACGAGACGAATTTACCTCGATGCCATATAATGCTGTTTATGAACTAAAAAAATATATTCAACCCATCGAAATACAAAGTGGATATGTAACTGTTCAAGATCAAATACAAATGAGTAAAAATACACTTTCAAACGAAGTATATAACAAATATTGCGAATATGTGCAAGAACACCTGTATCGTTTAAACAGTAACTTTCAATTAAAATATTTCAGTACATATTATACAGATGAAAATATTATCAAACCGGACAAACTCGATAAAGACTTGATAAAAAAATTATATGAGATTATTGACGAAAATATAGATTGTAATTTAAAGTTTGATTCAAATATAGAAATTATTAAAAAAATAGTTACTATAACGAATAAAGTTAAAAATAGCAATAAATTATTATGTGATGTATTTCGTGATATTATTTATAATCTGAATGAACCATATATCACCAAAATTAATTCTTCCAATAAGGGTATAAGACCATTTTTGACAGCAATTAAAAAGGTGGAAGAATTAATCGAACGAACTGATATTAGTTGGGGTGAAATTGAGACAAAATTACCTATCGATAAAATCGAACAATGGTGTAAATTTATCAAAGATATTAGTAGTTTACAATTCGATTTATTTATTCTTTTTGATGCTTTTGATGATTTTATTATCTCGATTGAGAACAATGACGAAGGTAAAGATTCATCTATTCGCTTGCCACCGATAACGACTATTCCACCATTACCACCAATTCCACTAGTTTCGTCTTTACCTCAACCTTCAAATATTGATTCTAAACCCGAACCTGCACCTCAACCAGATCAAAGTGAACGTGAAAAATCAAATTCATCTATTCGCTTGCCAGAGCTCCCGCTCAACTCGCCGCAACTTTCATCGTTAACTGAACAGAAACCTTCAGTTATTCAAGAGCCTAGTATGAGTCCGAAGCTTTCAGCAGTTTCAGCCGCGGGAAATGTAAGCGTTAATTCTGATTCATATATATCCACCGATGACGATGACGATGACGGTGAAGATGAAGACGAAAGTGATGATGATAGTATAGTATCTTTATCCCCTCGCCATAGCCCTCCCTCTCCTCAGGCCTCAACGTTTAATAGTTCACCAGTAGCGCAATTAGTCATGTCCCCACGTGTACAAAGACAAATTGCAGAGAATAGATCTGCTGCTGAGGCCAAGGCTGCTGCTGAAGCCAGGGCTGCTGCTGAGGCTAAGGCTGCTTCTGAGGCTAAGGCTGCTGCTGAAGCTAAGGCTGCTGCTGAGGCCAAGGCTGCTGCTGATATTCAGATAATTAATAAAAATAAAGATATAGCGATCGAATCTTTAAATGAATCAATTGAAGCTGATGAAAATATAGCTTTAAAGATTCAAGAAATAACGCCTACAACAAGTATTGAAGATATTTCAAAAATTAAAAATAGTATTGAACAACAAAAAAATCTTTCTACTGCTGCTGCTGCTAAAGCCAATGCTGCCGCTGATAATGCACTTGCTATAGTCAATAATGATAGTGATTATGAAACAGTAAAAGGGACTGCAAAAGAAGCTGCAGATGAAGCTAATGAATACGCAAATAATGCTTTACTTGCGTATCGTGTTATTCAACAAATGGAGATCGTTGTAAATGCTGCGAATAATGCAAAAACTGAAGCGAATACCGCAAAATCTGATATTAATGTTGCGGAGTCTATTAAGGCTTTTGAAAGATGTGAAAATTATGTTAATCAATGTAAAGATGCTGCTGATAAAATTAATACTCTTATTAGTAGTAATCAAAATCAAATTAAATCAAGACAAATGGTCCACCAATTAAAACGTGTTAAGACAATGGCTTTTAATAAGGACAAGGCTGCTTCTGTTCTATTATCTGAAGCCAAGGCAGCTTTTGAGGCGAAGCAGAAGTTGGAGGAAGAGAGGCTGAAAGCCAAGGCTGCTGCTGAAGCCAAGGCTGCTGCTGAGGCCAAAGCTGCTGCTGAGGCCAAGGCTGCTGCGGAAGCCAAAGCTGCTGCTGAGGCCAAGGCTGCTGCTGAAGCCAAGGCTGCTGCGGAAGCCAA